TCAAGCCCGCGACGCTGCACAAGCGGCACGAGGCGGCCAGCGCCAACGAGTACGCCGTCGCCAAGGCCGGCGCCGTCGTCGCCGCCGAGGACGTCGTTGATCCCCACGCGGCGCCGGTCAACCTGGCCAAGTGTGCGGACGAGCACTCGCACCGCGAGCACTGTCCGGCTTGCAACCCATTCCTCAATCACCCGCGCTCGCGGGAGGAGGCGACGGAGCGGTTCGCCAAGGCGGCCCGCGACCGCCTGCGGATGGAGCACTGCAAGACGTGCAACCTGCCCATGAAGCCGTCCGAGCAGGACGCCATCCGGGCCGAGTTCGAGGCCGCCGCGTTGGCGTTCGCGAGGGTGTGCCCCGACGTCGATGCGTCGCCCTTCTGCCCAACGTGCGGATCCGGCCTGACGGGCTACGAGAAGTCGCGACCTGCGGCGCCTGAGATCAACGACCCAGGCCATAACGGCGGATGGATTTGCCGCGACTGCGGCGGGTTCGACGAGTGCGAAGCGCCGGCCGACCCCAGCGACACCGACACCTGATCTCTCTCCTCACTGACGGGGGGATGCTGGTGTCCTCCCGTCGGTTTTCGCCTCGGCAGGTCCGTCCGGCCAGCGTGGTCGGGTGGACCTTTGGCCCCCTCTCTCTGCTCGTCGCCGCTCACTCCGGCGGCGGGCGGATTCCTCCCCCCGGAGTTTTCACATGACCGAGCTTGTTCACGCGCCGACGACCGTCAAGAGTCAGCCCCCCCGCATCCGCAAGGCCCCCGGCATCTACGAAGACGTGCCGTTCAGCGAGTACGTGCTGATCGACGCCGTGAACCATTCCACGCTGCGGCACATGCGGCGCAGCCCGGCTCACTTCAAGCACGCCCTGGACGACGCGACCGACAGCGGCGAGACGCCGAGCAAGGCGTTCGGCGTGGCCGGGCACGCGCTGATCCTGGAGCCCGCGCGGTTCGCCAAGGACGTGCTTCGCGGTCCGGTGAACGAGCGCACGAACAAGTGCTACGGGCGCGACACCAAGGCGTGGGCGGAGTTCGCTGCCCAGCACGTGGGCAAGCTCATCCTGACCGACGACGAGATTGAGCGGCTGCGGGGAGTGGCCAAGGCGTTCGCCAAGCACAGCAAAGCGCCGATGCTGATGGCCCCGGGCGGCATGTCCGAAGTCGTCATCGTCTGGGACGAGGGCGGGATTCTCTGCAAGGCCCGCCTCGATCGGCTCTTTCGCACCGTGGGCGCCTTCGACATCAAGACGTGCGAGTCGGCGGAAGAGTTTGTGTTGGAACGCACCCTGGTCGAGTATCACTACCACACCCAGGACGCTTTCTATAAGCGCGGGCTTCGCAAGCTCGGCATCCCGCCGGTGATGACATTTGTGTCGCTGGAGACCGAGCGCCCGCACGGGGTGGCGATCTTCCAGGTGACCGACGACACGCACAAGGCCGCCGACGCGCTGATTGAGGGCTGGCTGCACCGAGTGAAGCGGTGCCGCGAGGCGCAGTCGTGGCCCTCGTACCCCGAGGACGTGTTGCAGCTCTCGGCCCCGAAGTGGTGGCTGAGCCAGTTCGCGGACGGAATCTAACCGCCGCTCATGCGGCAGAAAGGATGGTCGCGATGGGAGCGACTACCAAGATGCGGATTATCAGGATGGACATCGACGCCTACAAGGGCATCAGGGCCGTCACCCTCAAGCCCAACGGGCAGCCTCTGGTGACGATCGAGGGCAAGAACGGAGCGGGCAAGTCTTCGGTGCTCGACGCCGTGATGGCCGTCTTCTCCAAGGGCGCTGGCGCGGACAAGCCCATCCGCGACGGCTTCAAGGCCGCGAAGGTGCGCATCGACGCCGGCGCGTTCGTGGCGGACATGAAGATCACCCCGAGCGGGAAGTCGATCGAGGTCACGGGGGCGGACGGCAAGCCCATCCCGCGGCCCAGCGAGTTCCTGACGGGGCTGGTGGGCAAGCTGTTCGCCGATCCCTTGGCGTTCATCCATCTGGCCCCGCGCGAGCAGGTTGCGTTGCTGCAGCGCCTGACGGGCCTGGACGAGCGGTTTGCGGAAATCGACCGCCGCAAGCGCGAGGCGCTGGACGGGGTGAACGGGGCCGAGCGGTCGCTGAAGTTGCTTGACGCTCAGATCGCGGCGATCCCGCCCGTGCCCGCCGGGCCCGACGAGCCCGTCTCGTCCGACCAGCTCCGGGCGGCGCTGACCAAGGCCCGCGAGCAGGCCGAGAAGGTGCGCCAGGCCAAGACGTGGCTGGCGGGCCGCGAGCAGCGGGTCAAGGCGCTCACCGAGCAGATCCGGGCGCTGCAGGCCGAGTTGGCGGTCGTGCAGGGCGAGATCGACGGCGTGCAGGGGCAGGCAGCCCTCCGGGCCGAGATGCCCGACGTCGCGGACCTGGAGCGCGAGCTCGACGAACTGGCGGCGACCAATGCCGCGGCGAGCACGCGGGCGACCCTCAAGCGCCTGCGGGCCCAGCGGCAGGAGGCCGAGAAGGAGCGGTTGGAAAACAGCCGCGCCGTGGACGCCGCGGAAGCCGATCGCCGCATAGCGCTGGAAGCGGCCCGCCTGCCGGTCCCGGGGCTGACGTTCGACGAGGACGGGCTCCGCCTGGACGGCATCCCGTTCGGCCAGGTCAACACGGCGGCGCAGCTCCGGGTGGGTGTGGTGATGGCGCTGGCGAGCAACCCCGCACTGCGGCTGGTGCTGGTGCGGAACGGGAGCCTTCTGGACTCCGACGGCTTCAAGGCGCTGCACTACCTAATGGTCGAGTACGACGCCCAGGCGATCGTGGAGCGCACCACGGACGGGGCGGCGCACGCCGGCGGGTGGACCATCGTCGATGGCGAGCTGGCGGAAGGGGGTGCCCAGTGACGCAGGCTCCAGCAACCAAGCCCGCGGCTCAGGCTGGCACCGAGGATGCGGCTCCGATCCTCGACAAGCTGCTCGCCCGCGACATCCGCGTGCCGATCACCGACGGCAAGGCGAAACCCGATACGCTCGAAGCCTACCAGCGCATGGCGCGCATGTACCTGATGGCTGGGATCGTCCCGACCAGCCTCACCAAGAACAAGAACGAAGGCGAACAGATCGCCGGCGTCGTCGTCGTCCTCATGCAATCAGACCTGCTCGGCATCCCGCACGTGCAGGGCCTCTCCGGCATGATGGTGGTGAACAACCGCGTGGCGATGTGGGGCGATCTGATCCCCGCCCTGCTGCGGTCATCCGGCAAGTTCGGGCCGATCGAGGAGCGCATCGAGGGCGACGGCGACGGACGGGTCGCCGTGTGCCGGCTGACGCGCTACCACAAGACTCCCGACGGAAAGAGCGACGTTGAGATCATCGAACGACGGTTCAGCGTCGAGGACGCCAAGATCGCGAAGCTGTGGGGCAAGAAGGGCTACGAGGGGAAGGACACCCCTTGGGTCACCAACCCGACCCGGATGCTCCAGATGCGGGCCCGCGCGTTCGCCGCGCGTGACGGCGGCGCTGACGTGCTGATGGGCCTGCGGGTGGCTGAGGAAGAGCTCGACATCGAGCCCGAGCAGCCCAAGCCCGCCAAGCCAGACCCGTTCGACGAGATCAACGTCAAGGTCGTCAAGGCCGTGAACACCGCGGGACCGCGACCCGTCGCTGCCCAGGGCAACAGCGTCGGCGAGTCCACTACCACGTCGGCCAGCCCCAGCCCTGCCGTCGCCCCTGGCTCCGGCGCGCAGGACGGGGACGGTCTCGAGAAGTTCGACTTCACGACCTGACCAACGGCGGGAGCATGGTGCAGCCCGGCGATCCCATCCGCCGGGCCGGGGTTCGAGCCCCCACCCTCCGCTTCTTCGGAAACCCCGCCGGACTGCTGACCCGCAGCGGTGGGGGTTGGAAAGGAGGTGCAGCATGAGATAGCACCCGACTTCCCCCACGACAGCGCTCCGGTCGGCCGACACGCCGCGGGGGGCATTCTCGGAACGCAACAAGGAGACCCGATGCAGACCTCCCCGACCATCACACTGTTAGCCACAGCGGCGGGCCTAGCCATGTGTCCCGCCCCGACTCCCTCGTATCTGTGGGTGCCTCGGGTCAGGCTCAGCCAGGACAGGGGCAGCGGTCGTCGCCGCAAGCCGCACAACCGGGGGCGCTGCACGCGAGCCACGCCGGCCGGAGTTCCGCGCGGGCGCGATTGCCTCACTCGCAGCCAGCGCCGGCGGATGCCCGCGAACCTCTAACGAACCGATCCCTTCTCGCTTCGCCCCGCCGACAGGCGCGGCGACGCAGTCTGCCGTGGAGTTCCTACCTGTGACACGCATTCAGGGGCAGCGGCCCCGGTGCCCAATCCAGATCGGTGACGTCGCTGACGAAGGACTCGTCCGCACGTTCACCCCCCAGGCCGTGGGCGCGATGCTCCGGCTGGTGGACTACGCATGGCAGGCCACGCGGCCCTGCACGCTCCCGGCGGACCAGGCTTCCCTTGCGATGGTCGCAGGGGTGAATCGCGAGGAATGGGCCCGGCTGCAACCGCTCCTGTTCCTGGCACTCGATGCGGCGGAGGACAACGGGGGTGCTACCCCGTCCTTGCTCGTCCTCCGGCGCGCCGAGACCGCCTACCGCAACCTACTCGCCCGGCAGGAGGCTGTCTCGCGGCAGCGCTCGCTTGCTGGGAGGGGCAACCGACAGGCTCCGGGCGAACGGGCCGTCAACGGGCCGTCAACGGGCCGTCAACGGGCCGTTCAAAAACCCGTTTCTGACGCTTCCGTGGGGGCACTGCGCGCCCACGCGGACGCGCGCGGAGCGCTGGAGCGCTCTGAGAAATACATAAATCAGGAGCGCTCCAGCGCTGAAGTCGTCGGAGAGATCACGGCGGGACTGGAAGCCCAGGCAACCGCCCGGCTGGAGCACTGGCGGAAGACTCAGGTGATGCAGTTGCTCACCGAAGCGTGCCGGCGGTGGGGGAAGCAGAACGCCGAGCAGGGGATCCGCGACATCGCGGCGTACCCGCACGTGACGCCGGCGGCGGTGGAGCTGGCGATCGGGCGGGCCGACCAGAAGGCCCTGGCGAACCCGCTGGGGTACGTCATCAACGCGACCGGCGCGAAGGTCGGTGGCAAGGCCCTGACGCCGTACCTGTCCGACATCCCCGTCATCGAGAAGTGGGACAAGGCCCGCGCGAAGGTCTGGAACGGCGAGTTGGCCCAGGCGGCGGTGCAGACGGCGGTACTCAAGTTCAAGGCCCAGGCGGCGGCGCCAACGGCGAAGGAGCGGCACGCATGAGCACCCCATCCATCAATCTCACCACCGTGTTCCGTGAAGGCCGCCTCATCCGTGGCGACTACGCACGCATCGGGGCCGATGGTCGGAAGATGCTGTGCCTGCTCACGGCAATGGCGGGTGATGCTCGGGTACGCCCCGAGTCGTGCCCAGCGTCAATCGCCCCGCCGTGGATGGCGTGGCTCCTGCCCTGGATCGACGACGCCGGGACAAAACAAGCGTGGCCGGGCCACATCGAGCGGTTGATCCCGCTGGCAGACCGGCTGCACACGCTGGGCCCCCGCGCCGAGTGGCGGTGCAAGCGTGTGGCCGTGCTGGAGGCGATGAAGCACACCAAGAACGAGCAGTCGTTGGCCGCGTGCCGAACGGTGGTTGGCCTGCTGGACCGCGCGATCGCTGGCGATCGGGTCTCGCCTGACGAGTGGAAATCGGCGGAGGCGCGGGCGGCGGCGCGGGAGGAGGAGGCGGCGGCGTGGGCGGCGGTGGAGGCGGCGCGGGAGGATGCGGCGGCGTGGTGGGTTGTGGCGGCGTGGGCGGCGGAGGGGGCGGCGGCGGAGGGGGCGAAGGCCGCCGACCGCATGATCGCCGACATGATCACCGTCTTCGAGGAAGAGCTTGCGGGGAGCGGCGCGTGACCAAGACCAAGCCGCTTCCCGTTGGGCCCACGTACGCGGTGCTGAACCACCTGCGCGAAGACCGCTGGTACACGCTGCACGAGATCCGGCGCGACGTGTTCCACGGGGCCCTGGACCACACGCCGGGGATGCGCGTGAAGTTGCAAACCACGTCGGTCATGCTGGCGCTGGTCAAGTCGATGGTTCGCTCGGGCCTCATCGAGCTTCGCGACGGCTGGGGCGCGGGACAGACGGCGGGCATTCGCGTGAAGCAAGGAGTCAAGGCGTGAGCAAGTTCCCGAAAGAAGCCCTCAATCAGCACATCGCCGTGCTCGGCAAGACTGGCTCGGGCAAGACGTACGCGGCCAAGGGGTTGGTCGAGCACCTGCTCGAAGACGGGCGCCGAGTGTGCATAGTCGATCCCACGGGCGCGTGGTGGGGGCTCCGCAGCTCGTCAGATGGCGCCGCGGCAGGGTTCCCCGTCGTGATTCTCGGCGGATCACACGGCGACACCGGATTGCCGGCCGAGTCCGGCGCCGCATGCGCCCAGCTTGTGGCCGATCAGTCGGTCCAGGTCATTTTCGACACGAGCCTGATGGGAGTGGGCGAACGAACCCGGTGGTTCGCGGCATTCGGGCAAGAGCTGTTCCGACGCAACACCCGCCCGCTTCACCTGGTCATCGACGAAGCCCATATGTTCGCGCCGCAGGGCAAGGTGCCAGACCCAGACACGGGGAAGATGCTGCACGCCGCCAACACGCTCGCCAGCGGCGGGCGCTCGCGCGGCATCCGCATGATGATGATTACGCAGCGGCCGGCGAAGCTGCATAAGGACTCGCTGACGTGCTGCGACACGCTGATCGCCATGCGGGTCATCGCTCCCCAGGACCGCGAAGCCATTGAGGACTGGGTCTCGGGCAATGGCGACAAGGCTCAGTCGAGGGACGTTCTGTCGAGCCTGGCCACGCTGGCCAAGGGTGAGGGCTGGGTCTGGGCGCCCGAAATCCGAGTGCTGGAGCGAATGAAGTTCCCCAAGATTCGGACGTTCGATTCGTCGAAGACGCCAGAGGACGGCGACGCCGCGCCGGCCCCGAAGACGCTGGCGGAGATCGACCTCTCGGCGATCACGGCGACGATGACCGCCGCCGTCGAGGAGTCGCGGGCCAACGACCCGAAAACTCTCAAGGCCCGCATCAAGGAGCTGGAAGGCGAGCTGGCGAAGAAAGCGGCGCCGGCCGGGAGCGAGAGCGAACTGCGGGCGCTGCAGAAGCACATCCAGGACACCCTTGAAGAGGTGGATTTCTATCACCAGCGACTGCTTCACGTCTCCGAGGAGCTCAAGGAACACGGGGGGATGCTCATCGAGCTCGGAGCGCTCGCGGCCAAGAACTACGACCAAGCAAAGGCGGAGAACACCAATGAACGCGCTGCTCAACCTGAAATGCTCGAAGTGCGGCGCGGACCTGTGCCGCATGAACAAGCACGCCCACGGGTTCAAGATGTGGATCGACGCCCGGTTCGTGAACGACCGGCCCCTGTGCCCGCCGTGCGCGGAGGAATCGAAGACTTCCAAGCCCTCCAGCCGCGGCACAAGCGGATCGTCGTCGCGATCGCTGAGTGGACCAAGACAACAGACCGCCCCGAACTGACCCGGGCCCAACTCGCGTGCATGGCGAAGCGGTCGCCTGTGTCGTCCAGCTACGGCAATGACCTGGCCGCGCTCAAGACGGCGGGATGGATCGACTATCCCGCGAACGGTCTGGTGGCGCTGGCCCGGCACGACTTCCCCGAGCCGCCTGCCCTCACGATGCGGCAGGTCCAGGACCGCGTCCGGAGCACGCTGGAACCGCGCTGGGTGCGGATGCTCAACGTCCTGCTCGACGGGCGCGAGTACAGCCGCGACCAGCTCGCCAAGGAGGCCGGGCGGGGAGAGGCGTCGTCCTCTTTCGGCAACGACATCAGCGCCATGAAGACGCGCGAACTGATCGAGTACCCCCGGCCGGGCGTGGTCCGCGCGGCTGGTTGGTTGATCGGATGACCCCGGGGCAGGAGCCCCACAACCGCGGCGAGGCCGCAGAAAGCGTGTATGAGCAAGACAAGCACCAGGAAGAAGCCCAAGAGCGGCCGGCGAGTCGTCCTCGCGGCCAAGGGGGCGACGATGCCCGCAGACGGGAGCTGGCCCAAGTCCGTCTGCGACCACCTGCGCAAGCTGCGGAGCGGGCACCTGCGCAACGTCAACAAGATCGCCAAGATGGAAAAGGAGCGCAAGGCGCTCGCGGAGCAGATCGACCAGCTCAACGAGACCGAGGCGGAGGGCCGCAAGGGCGAAGCCCTCAAGGCCGAGTGCTACGACGTCGAGCAGTTGCTCAAGGCATGCCGCGCCCAGGTGCGCTGGTACGCCGACAAGATGGCCGACGCGATCACGGCGGCGGACCAGGGTGAGATGTTCGAGGACGCCCGGACGACGCCCACCGAGGCCGACCTGTTCTCCCACGGCCGCAAGCCCAAGGAGACCCGGAAGACCCGCAAGGTCGAGTCGCTGGAGGGCCTGACCGACTCCAAGATCAAGGCTCTCAAGGAGGCTGGGCTCGCGACGCTGAACGACGTGGACAAGCACGACTTCACCGGCGCTGACCTTGGTCTCACGCTCGGCGACATCGAGGAGATTCACCAGGCGATCAAGCGGGCCCAGGGCGTCGATCCCCTGAGCGGGGACGACGAGGACGAGGCGGACGCCGAAGGCGACATCGCCACGGCGCTTGACGAGGAAGCCGACGAAGGGAGCGACAACTGATGGCAAAGGTCGCCCTGTACACCGGCGACTGCCTCGCGGCGCTGCGGTCCTTCCGGGCCGCCAGCGTCGATTTGGTCATGTGCTCGCCGCCCTACGAGGATGCCCGCACCTACGGCATCGACTTCAACCTCTCGGGAGACGCCTGGGTCAACTGGGCGGCGGAGCGGTTCATGGAGTGCCTGCGGGTCTCGCGCGGGCTGGTGGCGTGGGTCGTGGCCGGGCGGACGCAGCGGTTCATGTGGTCCGCCACGCCGGCCAAGCTCATGGTCGCCCTGGAGCGCCGGGGCGCGGTGCTGCGGAACCCGTGCATCTTCCACCGGGTGGGCATCCCGGGCAGCGGAAGCGTGGACTGGTTCCGGTCCGATTACGAGTGGATCGTCTGCGCGACCTCGCGGCGGGGGCCCTTGCCGTGGGCCAAGCCGACGGCGTGCGGGCATCCGCCCAAGTGGGGGCCGGGCGGCGAGATGAGCCACCGGCTGACCGACGGCACACGGCGGAACCAGTGGGGGCACAGCGGATCCGGCGAAAAGGCGGAACGCAAGCGGGACGGCACGCGGGGAACGGCGATCCGGCCATCGCATGTGATGTGGCGCATGGCGGCGGGCAAGAGCGCGACGGGAGAGCAGAAACCCAATAGATCGGCACCCGCACCCAAAATCGCCAACCCGGGCAACGTCATCCACTGCAAGGTGGGCGGCGGGGTGATGGGGGACCGGCTCGCGCACAAGAACGAGGCCCCGTACCCCGAAAAGCTCGCCGAGCGGTTCGTTCTGTCCTGCTGCCCCCCTGGCGGCACGGTACTCGACCCCTTCTCGGGGAGCGGCACGACGGTCAAGGTCGCGGTGGCGCACGGCCGCAACGGCATCGGCATCGACGTCCGGGATGACCAGAACGACATCGCCGAGAAGCGGCTCAAGCTCTGGGAGGCCGGGCAACTTGGCAAGCGGGTCAAAATCCGCCGCATCAAGGGGGCACGATGATTTTTCTCGCGTTCGATCCCTCGCTGAGCTGCACCGGCTACGCCATGCTCAAGCGCGACGGCTCCGAGAACGGGGAACTGCTCGAAGCCGGCACGGTGACGCCCCAGGGCGAGAAGAAGGACTACGTCGCGCGTCTGGCCAGCCTCACCGACCAGGTGCGAGAGCTGATCCGCAACTGCCGGCCGGTGGTGGTGGTCGTGGAGCTCCCGACGCGGCACGGGCATTCGAGGACCAGTGACGAGGGCAAGTACCAGACGGGCCAGCCGATCTACGGGTCGGCGGTGGGCGCCTGCATCGCCGCGGCCAGGGTGCCAATCGACGACTCCATGCTCCCTCCGAGGATCATCGGGCTTCACGCGGACTCGTGGACGCGGCGACTGCCGGGCACGCGCAACGACCCCGACAAGCGGGGCCGGGTGATCTACGCGGCGGCGGTGTACAGGCGGCGCCCGGAGGACTTCGGCGCCAAGACGGTCGCCAAGGAAGTCGCGGACGCGGTGCTGCTGGCCCGCGCCGGCATGTGGCAGATCGAAAGCGACGAGCGGATGGCGAAGCTCAAGAACGACATCCTGTTTCCGAAAGGCGGTGGGTGATGGAGCGGGGTCTGACTGAGAGCGAGCGGCACGTCCTCTTTCACACGCTGGGCCTGGATTGGAAGGACACTCCGTATCGCAACGGCTTCATGTCGAGTGACGGGCACGCGGATCAGCCGCACATCGACCGACTGGTCGAGCTTGGCCTGATGGAGAAGGGGGACCGGCCGCATTTGTATCACGCCACGCCGGAAGGCGAGCGTGTGGCCGAGAGGATCAAGGCGAGCGAGGCGCTCGCCAAGACGTACCGCGAGGCGGGGAAGAAAGGCGGGGGGTGATGGAACGTCGCACCATTCAAGAGGCGCTACAGCAAAGGGAGTGGTGGGAATACAGCGCCATCCGTGAAGAGATGAGGGCGTTGAAGAAGACTCGCCGGAGGCTGATGGACAAAACACGGTGGAGTATCAACTTCTATTGTGTCAGCGAGTGCGGGAACATCGTCGCACCCTGGGGTCGGCGGGCGACAGAGTGGTCGCTGGCGGCTGCGATGGTGATCGACCAAAGGTACCTTAACAATCTCTGGAATGACACGCGAAGAGACGCGGTGGTTCGCCTGCTGGGCGGAAAGAGCTTCTGGGACGTTGTGGTGTGGTCGGAGAGCAGCCAGCGGACCCATGCGGAAGTGATGGACCTGTTGGACGACGCGATTGCCATGCTGGCGATCGAGTACGCCGAGTCCATCACCGAGCCGCTGTTTGGCAGGTGTGCCTGAGCGAGCGGGGGATCGGCAAGGGGGCAGCCGCCCCCTGCCGCGAGCGACACACACAAAGCGGAAGGAGCACAGACGTGCGGAAGCGTGAGACCAAGGCGGAACTGCGGCGACAACTGGCGGCGCTGAGGGCGGAAGCCAAGTCATGGTGCAAATCCGTGGACGAGGCCCTCGCGGCGGCCGAGGCGATCGAGCGCGGCCGGCTGGCCCGTGAGGAGGCCAGCGACGTCGAGACGCCCCCGCTGGTGATTCTCGGCCAGGGCGAGTACGCCAGGACCATCCCGGCCGCCCACGTTGACGACGAGTGGCTGCGCGACGTCGCGCGGCGCACTGGCCGGGCGTGAGCAGCAGGGCAGAGACCCTCACTCCTCGCCGGGCGGACCGCGGAAGACGCGGCCGCTCGGTTTCGCGGAAGGCATCGAGGCAGCAGGCACCAGCACAAGGAGCACAGACGTGGACAAGGAGGTGACGAAGGCGCAGCTACGGCGCGAGATCAAGCAGATGGAATGGAAGGCGATGAATGAGATCAGCGAGTGGGAAAACGAAAGGGCCGCACTGAACGGAACGATTGCGAAGCTGGACAAGGCCTTGGCGCAGGCCGACATCGACGCCGCTGACGCGAGGAAGGTTGCCGATGATCGCATCAAGGCGACCGAAGAGAGCTGGCGCGAAGCGGAGAAGGAACTCAAGCAGACCACCAAGCTGCTGGACGCTGCGAATCAGGAGCTGAAGAACTTCCGCTGGGCCCGCGAGCTCGCCGACCGGCCGGTGGGCACCATCCGCCAGGTCCTGCGAGAGTTGGGTGGGCTCTCGGAAGAGGCGGCCAGCGTGGAAGTTCGTCTGGTGGCCGCTGGCGTGCTCGAGAAGTTTCGCCAACCCATGGAAGATCTCTCCTTCTTCCGCGGCGTCATGCGCGATGCCGCGCAGCTGCCGCGTCATTCGAGCGAGGCCGACTGTCCTGGCGAGAGCACGGTGAAGAGCTAGGCGGGGGATCGGCAAGGGGGCAGCAGCCCCCTGCCATGACCGGAGACAAACTGGCGTGATCCTGTACACCGACATCGACCCCGCGTGCTGCGCCGTGCTTGAGGCGCGGGTGGCTGACGGCTCGCTGCCGCCGGGCGATGTGGTGTGCGCCGACGTGCGAGACATGACGGCGGAAACGTTCGCGCGCTATGTGCAGGTGCATCTGTTCTGCGGCATCGGCGGCTCGCCGCTGGGCCTCACGTGGGCGGGGTGGCGGCCCGAGTGGCCGATCCTGACGGGCGGGTTCCCATGCCAAGATAGCTCCAGCGCCGGCAAGGCCGCGGGCCTGGACGGGATGCGGAGCGGCCTCTATCGGGAGATGCTGCGTGCAATCGACGCCAAGCGACCGCCTCTTTTCCTTGGTGAGAACGTCGGTGCTCTCTCGGCTCGCGGGCTCCATCGGCTGGAGCGTGAGGTGGGCGAACTGGGATACCGCCTCGGCGCGTTTTGCCTGGGCGCTTGGGCCGTCGGAAGCCCCCAGGAGCGAGAGCGGTGGTGGCTTGTGGGACACCGCATCGACGACGCGGGAGGGCCGTTGGCCGACGTGCTTGCAGGGGGACGCGGAGAAGGGGCCGGAATCGCGGGCGACGAAGGACGCGCGGGGCGCGGGCGGGGTGAACCAGTTGGAGGCGATCCGGCAGGCCAGCTGGATCAGCCCCAACGCGCGGGACTGGAAGGACAGCGGCCCGACGCAGGGCAAGCGCAAGAGCCCCAACCTGGGCACGCAGGTGATCCGGGCCGAAGCGGGCCTACTGGAGACTTCCCGATGAGCGAAGGCCCCCGAATCACCCTGGAAAACGCCAAGCGGGTCGGTCGCGTGCTGGTCGAGCGATGGGGCATCGGCGAGCGCACCCCGGCCGGCGACTACGCATCGCTGTTCGTTGGCTCCGTCCGCCGGCGCTGCCCCACCGTGGGCGACATCGAGATCGTCGCGCCCGCGCCGCTGCACGCGAGGCCGTCGGTCGGGGACGATCCCCTGTTCGCCCGGATCAACGCCACCATCGACAACCCCTGGAGCGAGCCGGGCCTGTTCGGAACGCCAGCGCCGCCCCCGTGCGCCAACCCCGTCGGGTCAGCAACGCGGGGCTTCAAGCCCGGTTTCCTCGAGGCGCGGTTTTCCCTGCGGCCATGGCCAGGGTTCACGATCGCGTGCCAGGTATTCCGCTACACGCCGCGCAACAGGGGATGGGTCATCCTCATGCGCACCGGGCCGGGTGAGTTTGGAAAGTGGTTCCTGGGCCAATGGAAGAAGCGGTACAGCATCCCCATGGGGACCGACGAGGACCGCGGGAGCCGGGACGGGCACTTGGTAGACGCGGCGGGCAACATCGTGGACGTGCCGGCCGAAGCCGCGGCGTTCGACTTGGCGGGCGTGCCGTGGGTGCCGCCCGAGCGACGGGACCAGTTCATGGTGGAGCGCCAGGCGCTCAGGGAGACGTATCGGTGAAGCGACACACGACGGCTGGGAAAAGCTGCACCGGGGAACGGTGTGGTGCGTCACACTGGGGGGATGAAGCCATGAGCAAGCGCCCCGCGATCGAGGTGGACGTCGCGACCCAGCTCTACAACCGCGCCCTGCTGGAAATCGCCATGGAGTGCGACTCCCTGCATGAGCGATCGTCCGACGAAATGCGGGCGTTCGTCGCCATGCTCCAGCACGGGCGGCCGCTCAACGCCGAGATGGTCGAGAAGCTGGGGCGGCTGGAGTACCAGCTCCAGGAGACGATGATCCGCCTCTCCATCGCGACGGAGAACCTGCTCGCACAGCTCCGGCGCGTGGGCATCAAGGTCCCCGAAGAAAGCCTCAGGCGTAAGGGGCGGACCGCGGCGAACAGCGCCGCCGCGGAAGCCCGCAAGGCCATCCGCGCCCGCACACTTCCCGAGCCCATCGGCAACAGCACGCGGGACGGGCACAAGCGGGTCGCCCGGCTGGTCGGCGAGCTGTCCGTCCGCGACGCGGTACAATCCGCCGCCAACAACCGGACGCTAAATGTTCCCCCGGCGGTGGACGCAACACGCGCGGCCATATAGGCTTGCGCCGCACGGCTCTGCGGAGCCCCCGGAGATGACCAGCCTTCCACAGCGGATTCCCCTGCCCCCCACGTTCGACCGCGAGCAGGCGGACGCCTGCCACGTCTGCTACGTGCTCGCCTGCCGCACCAAAGACGGCGTGTTTTCATGGCGAGCTGCGTGCAAGATGTTCGAGGATGAGTACCGCCGGCTCATGTTCGCGCCCGCCAAGGCGCTCATGGGCGGCAATCCGCCGATGATCATGCTGGCGCCTGACGACGTCGCCCGGCGCCGCATCGAAACGGATCGCATGGTGCTGCACCCCGCGGCCATGGCCAATCCCGCCGAGCTGTACCGCTCGATCGCGGCGGAGTACAAGAAGACGGACGAGCGCCCGCCCGAGATGCCGCTCCGCGACGCCCCGGTTGCAGTCGATGACAGCGCCCAACCGATTGCCGTGGGCGACATCGTCCGAGCCGCCGACGGCCACTTCTACCGGCTTGCGCTGGACGCCAAGGGAGATCCGCAGTTCGTGCGGATGAACCTCACTCCCGCCGGCGCCCCGCCCCAGGCACAGATCGAGACCGTTTCGCCCCCGACCAAGCCCGACCCCCGGCTCGACAGCGTGACTTCCCCCAGGCCCACGCCCGAGCCGGAGACCTACACGCACCGGACCAGCGGCAAGCCTGCCAAGCGGCGGGGGTAGGCCGTGCACACGCTTCCGATCCCGCTCATGCCGACCGAAGCGCATGCCCGCCGGCTGACTCGGCAACAGCGCAAGGTCCTGCGATTCCTCACGATGGGATACACCACGCACGAGATAGCCCGCATCTGCGGGCGCTCCCACGCGACGGTCAAACGTCACATCGCGGCATCACACGCGGCCCTTGAGACAAGGGATCGGTCTCATCTGCTGCTGGCCTGCCTGCACCTGCGCCTGGGGCCAAGCCCGCAGACAACGCAGGAGCGTGAGCCTCCAGCTCAGGGGGGGAAGACAAGACGCGCGGGCGCCCGTCTTCCCACATGGTCAGCCACACCACGCGGGTAACCCCCCTATGCCGAAGCACTATCTCACGGACGGGCCAGCGCCACCCGCGGTATCCAAACCGGCGGAGGGCTCCCAGTTCGGCGTCCCCCTCCTGGGCGGCATCCCGCGTCCAGGTCCGGTCGGCCCCTTCCGCAATCATGGTTAGGGCGTAGGGGAGGGGGACGCGCTCCAGGCGGGCGAGGGCCAGCACGCCGGCGGGATGGTCTCGAAGCGACTCCATGGCAGGAGGATACCCTGATGGCCAAGCAACGCAGCCGCACGCCGGAGCCCGCCAAGCGCAAGAATCGCGCCAAGGCTCAAGAACGGCAGGCCCGCCTTCGCACAGAGGCCCAGAAGGCCGCCAGGGAAGGGCAGGGGTCGAACGCGCCAGAGACGACGGTGGTGCTTTCCAACGTCCGGTCCTATCTGCGGTCGATGGGGGCGCTCATCAAGCGGAACCAGGTGGCGGCGGAGCAGGTGGACGCGACCATGCGGTTTGCGGGCGAGCTGCGGGACAACAAGAGCCAGAAGGCGTACGTCCGCATCCGGGGCGCTCAAACCGCGCTCGACGCGGCGAAGCACATCGCCTCGACCACGCTGGAGGTCTACAAGCTGGAGCGGGACGAGCTGCGCGAGACGGGCCAGTCGGCCACGACGGCGCCGCCAACCTCGGACGGTGAAGGGCAGACGGTCATCAAGGTCACGATCGCCTGACGCCGGAGGGGGACGGCGTGCCGACGATCGAGTACGTTCATCGCCTGATCCCGAAGCAACGCGCGTTCTTTGACGCCAAGGCCCCGGAGTGCTGCTACTCGGGCGGGTACGGCGCGGGCAAGAGCCGGGCCCTGCTCTACAAGTTGGTGTACCGCCGGCTCCAGCACCCGCGGGCGATCGCGCTGGTGGGACGTGCCAAGCTCCAGGACACGATTGAAACGCTGCTGCCCCTGCTGCTGGAGTGGGACGGCGCCTGCCCGCCCATCCTCGCGCCGGGGCAATACTCGTATGTCAAGTCCGACCGCACCATCCGCATCGTCGGCGGCGGGCTGATCCGACTGGTGGGGTTCGGCGCCACCAACCGCGGGAGTCTGGAGAAGGGTCGCATCCGTGGTCACAACGTGACGGACCTGGCGATCGACCAGGCGGAGGAACTTCTCGAGAAACAGTACCTCGACGTGACGGGCCGACTCCGCGCGACGGGCGAAGGGCTGACCCGCCAAGCGAACCTGAGCTGCAACCCGTCCTACCCGTCGCACTGGATCGCCAAGCGGTTCGGATTCCTGCCCGGGACGACGCCCATGCCTGGCTGCTGGGGCATCACCGCGGCCAGCGCCGACAATCCGCACCTGCCGCCCGACTACATCACCCGCCTCAACTCGTACACCGGCGTCATGCGCGAGCGGTATGTCCTGGGCCGGTGGGTCGCGGCGGAGGGGGCGATTTACGACAACTTCCGGCGCGAGGTCCACGTGCAGCGCCGCACGGGCCCGTGGGCCTACACACTCATCGGCTGCGACGACGGCATTAGCGATCCGGCGGCCTACTACCGCGTGGATGTGGACAACGACGGGAGAGCCCACTTCTCGCGCGAGGTCTACGCCCGCGGCCTGGCCATGCAGCACAAGGTGGCGTCCGTGCTCGCACTCGGCACCCCGGATCAGGTTCGGGCCGTGGTGGTGGACCCCAGCGCCGCCAGCCTCAAGCTCGAACTGCGAAAGGTCGGTTACGTGGTCATCGACGCCGACAACACCATCCTGCCCGGCATTGGCGCTGCCCGCGAACGCATGGAGTCCGGCGTCGATGGCCAGCCCATGACGACCATCGACCCGTGCTGCAAGAGCCTCATCGAAGAGGTGGAAGCGTACATCTGGGATCCAGAGGCGGCGAAAGAAACGCCCGTCCAGGGCAACGACCACGCCTGCGACGTCCTGCGGTACATCTCCATGCACCTGTATCGCCCGCCCGCGGCGGTGTTCGACAAGGCCCCGATCGTGCCGGCCGACTACACGGCGCGGGGAGAGCTCACGACTCCGCTGTCCGGCATCGCACTGGAACGCGCTTTCCGCAGAGGCGAAGGGGTCTCGGCCCAGTGGCGGGAGGACAAGGATGGCGACGGCACAATGTTCGGGACGCCAGAACCAGGACGGCCGTACGTGCTCGCGGTGGTCGCGGGCGAGGGCGGGATGCCGACGCTGGTGGCAGTCGGAGACGGCATCACCGGCGAGATTGTGTACGACGGCGAGCTGCATGGGACATCGGCCCAGGCGGCGAAGCAGATCGGCCTGCTGTGCGACTACTTCGGCGAGCGTGGGATGCCGGATCAGGCGGCGGTGCTGCTCAACGTGCCGGGCCGGGCCATCATGGGCGAGTGCTCGGCGCTGAGTCTGCCGCTCGGCACGTGGGAGCCAGACGCCAAGCAACTCGCCGAGGGCGTCGCGGCCATGCGGGCGGCGCTGTACGACGGCAGGCTCATCGAGCACGATCGGAGATTCGTGGCCGACGCGGGGCAGTACGTTTGGGTGCGCGGGCAGGTCATGCACGCGGCATTGCGCGACGATCCCGAACGGCGGGCGACGTGGTCGGACCGCGTGCTTGTGCGGGCGCTGGCCTACCGGCTGCTGCAGCGCGTGTCGATCAAGGCCCGCGAACCAGCCCCCGACCGCTACTTCCCCAGCATCACGGCGCGCCGCCGGGCGCGATAACCGCCTATGCTGGGGCGGCACGAGGGCGGCCGGCGAGGTCCGCCGGTGGACATTGACGCCCCTGCCATCGACGAAGCCAGCCCAGAAGCGAAGCCCGTGGTGTCGGCCGGCGACGTCTCGCGGCTCATCAAGCGCGCGTACGAGCACACGGACCTGCGGCGATTCCGCGACTTCTACGACTTCGCCAGCAAGGAAATCGCGGGCCCGTACACCGAGCAATCGCGCCCCAGCGACGACATAGACGGGCGCCGGCCGGTCAACGCCCTGGCCGAGATGGTGCACACCTACCTGCCGCACCTGATGGGCAAGGAGCTGCTCCCCCGCGTGGACACGAAGGGCATCGGGTCGGCCGGCATTGCCCAGGTTGTGCAGGCGAGACTGCGCCGATGGGCGGACGACGCCGATTACCAGGATCACGACGAGGCGGGCATTCTCGATTCGCTGGTTCAGGCGGGCATCTGGTACGTCGGGCGCCGCACGGGATTCGACGGCATCTCGGTTCAAGACACCACCGTGGACGAGGGCCAGCCGTTCGTGGTGCGGGTTGATCCGCGGGCGTTCCTGTACGACGCCACGGCGCCGACGTTCCGCGCGGCCCAGTGGATGGGCGACCTGGTCGAAGTCGATCGGCAGGCGCTGCTCGATGAGGGGATCGGCGAGCCCGACGTGCTCGAAGCGTGCAAGCCGATCTGGGAGACCAGCGAAGCAATCGCCCAGTACGCGGGCTTCAAGGAGCAGGACAAGGACCTGTACCTTCAGGACCGCATTCTGCTGTGGCGGTTCTACTTCCGTCACCAGGGCAAGATTTACAAGTGTGTCATCCCGCCCGAGCAAGGCGGCCCGGCCCGGTTCGTCATCGCCCCCTTCCCCGTCGAAGAGATGGAGCCCCAGCCTGAGGGATGGCCCTACGTCATGTGTGCGCTGGACAAGACGCCGCACAAGTGCCTGACCACCACGCCGGCAAAGGCTCTCATGGACATGCACCTTGCCAAGCGCGACCTGGCGGCCAAGGCGCTCCGCCAGATCAGCGAGCACCGGCGCCGCTGGGGGACAGACGCGGCGAACATGCGCCGGGCAGAGGACGCGCTCGATCCGCTCAACGACGACAACGTTGTCCAGATCGACCCCGAAAAGCTCAAGGAGATGGAGGTCGGCGGGCTGAGCGAAGAGACGATCAACGGGTACGCCTGGCTCGAACAGGTTTCCAAGACCATCGGCCCCAGCGTGGACCTGGCGGGCGGCGCGGCCGATCCCAGCGACACAGCAACGGGCTCGAGCATCCTGGCGGGCAACGCTGCGATCAAGCTGGGCAAGTGGGGGCGGGCGGTCACCAAGGCCCGCCGCGCGATCCTGCGGCGCGTGTCCTCGATGCTGTTGGCGACCGAGGACGGCATGGAGCTCACCATCGACACGCCGGCAGGACCGCTGCCCATCGTGTGGAATCCGCGGCTCATCGACCAGAGCTACGACCAGTTCCTCTACGACATCACGCCGACGGGAGCGGGCGAAGCGATGGACCCGGCGATGAAACTGCAGCGCTTCATCGGCGTGCTCCAGGCGCTTCCGGGCGTGGTGCAGACCGCAGTGATGTTCGGCCAGGACCCAGCGAAGGCGGTTCGTATGGTCGCCGACATCGGACAGATGCCCGAGCTCGACGACTTCGTTCCGACGATGGACTCCGCCCAGGTCAAGATGGCCATGGTGCAGATGGCGATGCAGGGCGGCGCCGTCGGTGCACAGGGCGCCGCGCCGGGCGGAAAGCCCGGGATGCCCATGCAGCAGCAGCCGACGTCCATGCCGGCGACGCGGCAGGCGTCCATGCAGAGCGGGTACGCCGCGAGCGTTCCCCCCGGAGTGTGAGTCATGCCGATCTATGCCCGAGTCTGCCGCGCGTGCGCCGTGCGGTTCGAGACCTTCGCCAAGATGGTGGAGAGCAACATGCTCCGATGCCCCAAGTGCGGCGGTCCGGTGGCAACGGACTTCGCGGCCCAGGGCGCCCCGCGCATGCCAGACCACGACTTGCACGGGACGCGCAGCGAAAGCCTGGAGTTCCGGTGCCAGCCCGATGAAGTGAAGGAGCTGCGCCAGACCTTCGGGAAGGACGGCGCCGGGCACGCATGGCAGGACGACGGCTCGGTGCGGTTCGAGCACCGGAGCGACGCCAAGAAGTTCTTTCGCAAGTACATCAACATCCGCAAAGAGGTCGAGTCAGCGCCCGACCCCGCGCCCGCAAATGGTCCGACCGGGTAATACCCGGGAAAGCCTGCTTCCGGCCTAATAGGGGCGTCAACCGCGACACCCCCCGGGAGTAGTGCACGATGTTGAAGGACTGGCTGCTCAACTCAATGCTGCTGAGCCCCGAAAGCGAGGGCGGAGGTGGCGATTCAGGCGCGGACACCAGTAATCAGGGCGGTGGTGCAGCCGACGGGTCCGGGGGCTCGGAAGCGGCCCCGCCCACCAACGACGGTGACGCGATCACCGACCACGATGCCGGCGACGAAAGCGATGTCGAGGAGTCCGACGAGGACGCGGCCGACACGGATGAGTCCACGGACGGGGACGATTCCGGCGAGGGCGACGCCACGGAGGGCGAACCCGAGCAGTCGGCCGATCCCGACGCCATTCCGATCGAGGACATCCAGCGTTGGGCGCTGGGCGAGATGGCCGACCAGGTCCTGCCACCCCCGCAGCCCAAGCCGGAAGGCCAGAAGCCGGCCGAGACGGCGCCGCCCGTCGCCGATCCGCTTCTCAGCAAGGAAGCGATCGAAGAGATCGTCGAGGCCTACCCCGAGACCAAGCCGCTCGCGGACGCGCTGATGAAGGTCGAGCAGAAGCTCGCCAAGTTCGAGCAGTTCGCCCAGTCTCAGCAGCAGCGCGAGATGCAGCAGGCCGTCGAGCGGGTCCACGCCATCATCGACAAGGTCACGGCGGGCGACGATCGCTTCGGCAACTTCGCCAAGGGGCTGACTCAGCAGGACATCCAGTGGCGGAATCGACTGGACGCCACGGCCGGCGCCCTTCAGCATCGTGCGGCCCTGGAGGGTCGCCGTCTGACCGACGAACAAGCCGTCATCGGAGCCCTCGCACTCATGCCCAAGCCAGCCCCCAAGCCGCAGGCCAAGGCCGCGGCGAATGCCCCCGCCAAGTCCGTCACCAAGGCGCCCGCGGCCAAGTCGCCCGAGCACGCACGCAAGCAACGCTCCACCGAGAACGAAGGGCCGCGTGGGCCCACCTCGCCCCGATTCCTCAAGGCGTACGAGAAGTTCGCCAAGTCCTGATCGCGCTCCGCAGACGAACGCAATCCCACCTCCACGGAAGGAGTTGAACCATGGCTGGCCTGTCTCTCGCCGCACTCGAACTGATCCGCGCCGCACGCTCCGAGTTTGACCTTGGGTTCTACGAGACCCAGGCGCTGCGCGACTTCCCGATCGCTCGCGTGGTGCAGGAGCGGGCCGGCACGGTCAACCCCGAGCACACGTTCGAGTGGACGTTGCGGCGGAAGAGCGCGGAAGGCTCCACCGGCGACTACCGGCCCTTCGACCAGCCCAATGCGGTTCGCGACGAGTACGACGTGAAGCTGTCGGTGAATCCCGTCTACTTCATGACGCACAAGAACATGATCTTCAACGGGCTCGCGCTCAAGAACAACAAGAAGTCCGCCAACAAGCTCTGGGATATGTACGACATGACCCTCTCCGCCGCGGAGGAGGAGAAAGCCAAGCTGCTTGAGGCGCGGCTGCTGGAAGCCCCGTTCAACCAGACCGACGACGGCGTCAACGGCATCAAGGGCCCGCTCTACGCCTTCGGCCGCTCCATGACCAGCGGCGGCACGTTCGTCGAGCAGCGCACGCCCGCGCAGAACGGCACGTACACCGTGCTGGGCGACGGCACCGTGACGTCCACCGTCTTCGGCGTGGATCGCTCGCTGGCGATCAACGAGCGGCTGCGGACCCAGGTCGCCACCCACCGGGGCATCGTCGATCAGCCGTTCCTTGAGGCGATCCGCGACATGGTCGGCAACCTCAACGTCAAGTTCGTGCAGGCGCTCCGCGGCAAGAAGGCGTCAGGCCCGATGACGATGTTCTGGCCCCAGGTCTTCCAGCGCCAGTTCGACACGATGATGTCCAATCTCGGCTCCCCGAAGATGGACGCCTACTTCGACAACGGCATGAAGACGCCGGTGATGGGCCTGGAGCACGAGCCCTGCCCCAGCCTGGACAGCCACGCGCTGCTGCCCGCCATCCTGATTCGCTGGTCTTCGCTCAACTTCAACAAGATCAGCGGCGAGTGGAACCTTGAGTTCGAGGAGCCCTACGGGTTCGACACCACGTACTTCCCCCGCCGGCACGGCGGCCAGTGGAAGGCCAAGGCGCTCGACACCGCCGGCGGCCTGATTCACGGTTCGTTCTGATCGCACCCAGGGCAGCACGCCCCACGACGACACGCACGCAGACACGGAGCCACCCATGAGCATCCTGACGAACGTCGCCGGCTCGATCGAGTTCCCGCGTACGGGCAAGTACACCGGGTACAACATTCACGCCACTGCCGGCTCGCGTACCGCGGTCAACGCCAACCTGGTCAACGGCGCCGTGCTGATGCGCGACCCGCACAACCACGGCAACGACTCGAACAACATGGAGTTCGCGCTTCCCACCGCGGGCTTCGAAGGCGCCCTGGCGGTCTGCCAGGAGAACAACATCTACGAGCTGGGCGAGCGGAACAAGATCGATCCCGCGGTCGCCAATCGGCGCAAGGGCGGTCAGGTGCGACTGGTGAACATCGGCCGGGCCCGCCCGCTGGTCAAGGCCAACTGCGTCAAGGGCGTCACCAAGCTCTACCCGGTGGAAGGCCAGTGGTATCTGGCGGCCGGCATGGAGCCTGGCGTTCTGGCGAGCGCGACTGCGGCGTCCGCGGCGGTTTCCAACACCGCCTCTGAAACCACGTTTGACAACTCCAGCTACACGATCCCCGCCAACTCGCTCAAGGTGGGCGACATCATCCGCATCCGGACCCAGGGCATCGCGACCGCGACCAACTCGACCGACACCCTGGCCATCGCGGTCAAGATCGGTTCCACGGCGCTCTACACCTTCACCGCGAACGACGTGGTCAACAACGACATCTGGACCGGCGAAGTCGAGATGACGGTCCGCTCCATCGGCGCCAGCGGCGCGGCCGTGGTGGACATCGTCGGCACGCTCGACGTTGACGCGGACAAGGACCCCGCGATCGGCAGCTTCAAGGCGAGCACCACGATCGACACCACGGGCGACCTGGCCCTCACCGTCACGGCGACGTGGTCCGTCGCAAACTCCGGCAACTCCTGCCGGGCGGACGTGTTCAACGTCATCCTGATCCGGGCCAACACGACCTTCAACGCCTGCTTCGCGATTGCCGACGAGACGGTGAACAACTCCGCCGCCGCGGCCCAGACCTACGTCACCATCTGCCGCCCCAGCCTGCTCTAAACCGCGGGGGAAACCCCGCAAACACCCGCACACGCGGCGTTCGGCATAACCAAGGTCGCCCTCGTGCCAACGAACAAGACCACCGCCGGCCGTCGCGCTTCATGTCGCTCACCCGTGGACTGAACAAGGCCGGCCTGCTTCTGCGGATCGCGGAGCGTGCTGTCCTCATCCAGCAGGGAAGCGACGGCAAGGCCGCGCCCCTCGATTCGCAGCCCGACGCCGACCGACTCAACCGCGCCCTTCACGACGGCATCGACGAGTTCTTCAACTCCCACCCGTGGAGCTGGGCCGACCGCACGCTCGAGGTCACACTCTCGCCCGACGGGACCGGGGCGCTCTGCGTGGGCAAGAGCCCGTGCCAGTATGCCCTGCCGACCTGGATGCGGTCTGTGCCCAAGGGCAAGCCCGCCTGGCAGTACGCGGCGGGCTCCGGCGGCGCCGAAGACATCCAGATCATGCCCGCGGCCTACGTGCGCCGGCAGGTGTTCCTGTTCCCCGAGACGACGGGCTCGCCGGTCTTCATCGGCACCGAGTGGGCGTCCCAGGACTCCGGCGACCGTGGCGGGATGATCCTGCACGTCTATCCCAAGCCGGACCAGGCGTACCGCTTGCTGTTCGAGGCTCGGGTGACGCAGCCGCCCCTGATGTCCGACGAGCAGTACCCCATCTGGCCCGCTGAGCACGACCTGACCGTGGTCGAGTTCGGCGCCGTCGCCCTGCTGCAAAGCGACCTGGACTTCACCGACCCGACGTCGGTGCGCAAGCTCCAGACGGCGACGGCGCTCAAGGCCGCGGCGCTCGCCCGGAGCATCGAGACCGACGCGCGTGAGTACGCGCAGACGACCCGCCCGTCCCAGTCGGCCCGCGCCGGCTACGGACGCCGCGGGACCCCGTGGAAGATCGAAGACCGCGTCTATGGAAACGTGCTGGCGCAAGGCGTCAGTTACCGCTGAGGAGGTTCCCATGTCCCTGCACAACGTCTCCGCATTCCTCCGCGAGCTCTTCGAGGGTGACGGACCCAACAAGGGCGGCGCCCCCAAGTGCCGGCCGATCGCTCCGACCGAGTGGCTGCTGAATGGTGCTCCCCTGGCCAGCGGAAGCGGCGCCATCCAGATTGGCGCGTGCGCGACCAGCCTCTACGGCGTGGTTTGGCAGACGACCGCGACGACGACGGACATCCTGACCGCGCCGCTTCACCTGCCGTTCGACTTCGCGGACTGTGCGGACAGCCCCAGCGCCCTTAACCGCCTGCTGTTCCGGGCGAAGATGCGGGTGGTCGGCACCGGCGGGACCGCCAACGACGACATCAAGATTCAGGCCCAGGCGACGGCGCATTCGCTCAAGTACAGCGACGAACGTCTCTGGACCGAGACCGACGGCGAAGCCGCCCTGGCGACGCTCTCGACGCCGCCCACCGTGTCGATCGGGGCCCGTGTGGTGGACGCGAGCGAAGACAAGTTCCGCTGGCTGGAGTGGGACCTGTCCGCCGCCATGACCAAGGCGCAGCGAGTCGCGCTCCGCGGCGGCTCGTGCTTCCAGATTGGGCTGAGCGCAGACCAGCTCGTTGCCGCGAACAACACGATTCAGATGGTCGCCGCCGAACTCTGGTATCCGGCCCACCTCACCATCCCCAACAGGTTCGCTCGATCCCGCATGTTCGGATGATGCACCCACGCCACCCATGCCGCGCCAGAAGCTTCCCATCCCATTCCGCGGCGTTGGCGATCAGGCGCCGTTCATCCAGCAGCCGGGGGACCTGACCGATCCCGCCGGCCTGCTCAACGTCGTCCCCCAGGACAGCCCGACGGGTCGCCAGCGCATGGCGACGCGGCCCGGCCTGGTGGCGGAGTACGACAGCGCCCGGAACACCGGACCAACCCAAGTCCTCGGCAGCATTCCCCGCGCCAGCGGCGTGAGCGGCACCAACGTCGTCAACGTCGAGCGGGGAACTGCCGGGGGCGGGAGCCGCTACTCCGGCCCGTTCCAGGGCAACGGCGTGGTGCTGGACCCGGACGGGTCGATCCGCTTCCCGATCCGGGACACCAGGGGGACGGGATTCACGGCGCCGCCCACGGGCACGGGCGGGCATGACGCCGACAAGGTCTGCTGGCACCCCTACCTGACCGACATCGGGTACATCGCCACGATCGCGCGCGATACCACGGTGACGACGCAGGACAAGGTCATCGTGGGCGTCTCGCGGTTCAGCAAGGACGCGGAAGGGATCACCCACCAGGGCTACGCGGTCGATGCGGATGCCCCGTTCGTGCCGCCTCTGGGCGGATCGCCGACGCAGCAGGACCTGTATGTGAACCACATCCTGGCGTACGCCGGCTACCTGTTCGTGGCGGTCGCGCAGTACGTGTACGTCTTCGATTCTGAGGACCTGACCTACCTGCGGCGGTACGCGATCGACTGGTGTGAAGAGGTCCAGGCGCTGGCCGTGGTCGCCGTCCAGGGCTACGACCGGCTGCTCGTGCTCGGAACGGGACATCCTGACATCTCGGGCCCGGTGGTCAACGACGGCGGATCGGCCCCGACGACGCAGTATGGGCGGGACTACCGCACGTGCATCGCGGCGTACACGATCGCGTACGACAACGACGCGGACAAAGGCGCTCTGGGCGTGGGCGCGTCGATTCTGACCCGCAAGTTGCTCCCCCAGGGGACCAAGAGCGGCGACGGCGGGTATGAGAACCACCGGACGTTCCGCATCTCGGAGTGGTGCGTGGGCCGCCCGCGCGGGTGCCAGGCGTTCTCGATGGTGGCGGAATCGCTCTCCGACGGCACGGTCTACGTGTACATCGCCCGGACCAGCCAGGGCTTCGGCTATGACGGCGACGACGCCAACCAGCGGCCCGACGGAGGGGCGCCGGAGGTCACAGTCTGCCGCGCCGTGCTCACGCGGGGCTTCGAGGACGGTGCACCGGCCTACGTCGATCCCGAGGACCCGGTGCGGTACGGCTTCTCGGCGCTGGTGGGAGGGTGGGAGGTCGCCCCCGCCGCGCTCCGCCGCACCTTCCTGTGGCGGACCTACTCCTATGCGAACGACATCCCCGCGATCAGCAGCAGCCCGCACACGCTGGGCAATGAGCCCACGTTCTTCGCCATCGCGCTCGATTCCCTGCGGCGCCGCATCGCGGTCGCGGGACGCCGGAGCTCGCTCAGCCTGCCGACGCCAACGGTGTACTGCCTGGACGCGGACAGCGGCGAGACGATCTGGGGCTACGACTCCGCCGGCACGGTGCAGCAGAACGGCGTTGCGTTCGACCCGGTCAACGGCGATGTCTGGGTCGCCATGGCGCGGGCGGATCAGTTCGAGCTCTCCGACGGCCGATCGTCCACCAAGGCCGAAGTCCTGCGGCTCGACGGCGAAACGGGCGTGTACATCAGCTCGTTCGACCTGACGGACGCGATCAACTACAACGGCCGAGTCACCAGTTCATACCCCATCGGTTCGTACGGCGTGGCCGTGAACCCCAGCGGCGACGTAGCCGTGGCGTTTGCGCCGTTCCGGTACGACGTCTGACAAGGAGCCCCCGACCATGCGCGACCACACCGACCTGCTCGACAGCATCCCCGATTACCCGGCCTACGAGGGCGGCCCGAGCAAGGTGAGCTGGCGGGCCGTGGGCTTCATGCTGGGCCTGGCGATCGCCATGCTGTTCGTCATCTCCCAGGCCGGGTGCGCGGCCACGGTGGGCAAGAAGATCAACGTTGACCCCAAGAAGGCCGCCAACACCAACGGCAGCCCGAACACCCTGACACTGGCCGACGCCGACGGCACCTGGAACGTCGAGAGTGCCGGCCCAGCCCGCTACAGCGAGATCACCGCCGACGGCATCACGACCGTCCAGCACGGCAGCACTCCGCGCGACATCGTCTGGAACAGCCCGGACGGCGCCCGCCTTTCGATCAGCTCGGGCAGCGACATCACCGCGGAGTCCGTGAAGCTCGACCAGGCCAAGGGCGTGCTGGAGGTCAAGGGCTTTACCACCAGCGCCAGCGCCCCGATCAAGGCCGGCAACGAGGCGTTCGACCGGCTGATCCAGTATTGGACCGCCCGCGACGACGCCAGCGCCCAGGTGCTGAAGCGCGAGATGGAGGCGATCGAGACGGTGAGTCCCACGCTCGCGTCGATGCTCAAGGACGTGCTGCGGGCCAGCGGAGTGCCCATTCCCTAGTTCCCTCACACCGTCGGCAATGCCGACAGGAAGCGCATCTGCATGTTCTACACCCTCATCCAGGCCGATCAGCCGATCCCGCTTCCCGCCAAACTGTCCGAATACGGCCCGTTCGGCGCGCTGGTCGGCGTTCTGGTCGCCCTTTCGGCCGTGTGCGCCTTCATGTGGACCAAGGTGGTCCGCCCCCACCTGGAAGCCAGCGCCACGATCGCGGCGTCGCACGCGACCACGACGCAGGCCCTCAAAGACACCGCCGCCACCATGGAGCGAATCGCCATCGTCCAGAAGGAGCAGGGCGAAGTGATGGGCGCCCAGACCGAGCGCCTTGAGCGCATACTCGACAACATCCACAAGGCGTAACCATGACCTGGACCCGCGACAGTTCGAGCGGAGTGCTGACTCACACGGGGACCACCCGGGAGTTCTGGCAACTCCGCGCGAACGGATCGCAGCGGGCCCAGCATTCGGTGGGGCTGCCCACGACCGCCGGCAACGTGAAGCTGGCGGTCCGCACGTCGGCGGACGGCGCCACGTGCTTCGAGTGCGGGATTGAGGGGTCGAACCTCATCATCCGCCAGTACACGCTCGGGGCGGTCGGCGGAACGCTCGCCAGCGTCGCCCACGGCATCACGGCGGGGATTGCCTTCCGGCTCCGGGTGGTGCTGGACGGCAAGACGATCACCGCGTACGCCGGGGTCGATTCGGCCAGCGAAGTCAGCGTCACGATCACCAGCGACGAGCTGCGGCGGTACACCAACCGCGTGGGCGTGGTCAGCGCGACGGACAACGCCGTCGTCTCCTGGGCGGAATCGGGCGAAGTCGTAGACCGCATCCTGACGCTTGACGAGGTCGGGGTGTGCGTCATCGGCGGGTCGGTCTACCGCTCCGTCACCCCGGGCCGGTGGGAGCTGGTTCAGAGGGACGTCTTCGGCGCGACCGTGGACGTGGCCATGGCGGCGCTCGCCGGCAAGTGCTGGATGGTGGGCGGCGGGCTGGCCAAGGTGTACGACGCGATCGGCAACGTCGTCACCGACTGGGTGCCCACGGTCGGCACGCTCCCCGGGCAGACGGCGGCGGGCACGACGACGGCGACCCTGATCGCGGAGCACCTGGGCGGGCTGGTCCTGGCGGGGATGCCCGAGAACAGCATCGCCATCAAGGGCAGCGCGATCAACGATCCGCTCGACTGGGACACGGGCGCGGGCATCTTCGGGAGCGCCTACGAGCTGGGCGTCGGGGCCAACGTGACGGTGGGCGACCCGATCCTCGCGATCGGCAAGGGCCCGTCCAACTCCCTCAAGATCGCCTGCTCGGGCTCGGTCAACTTCCTGGTGGGCGATCCCTACCGCGGGACGGCGGAGATCATCACCCGGTCGCAGACGGTGGGGGCGTCCGGCCGGTCCTCGCTGCTCATGGTGGCAGGTCCGTCGGGCGAGTCGGTGATGATCATGCACGCCCCGGAAGGGCTGCACATCTGTCCGGTGGGCGGCTCGCCGGTCAACATCTCGGCCCAGACGCTCGAGAAGTTCATCCAGTTCAAGCGGGAGGATCGGTCGTCCTACCGCGTGACCCTGCTGCGCGACCCCTCGCGGCGCTGGCTGCACATCTTCATCGACTCGGGCACAGCGGCGGGGAGCACCCACCTCATCTACGACGAGATGCAGGGCCGGTACAGCCAGCGGGGGGCGGCGTTCTACCCCCAGCGGTATCCGGTGCGGATCACGTCGGCGTCGCTGGTTCGCGGGACGCCCCTGATCGGAACGGCGGACGGCCGGATCGTCAAGCTGGAGACCGACGCCACCAACGATCTGGGCGACATCATCGAGTCGGTCCTGACGATGGGGCTGGTGGACATCGCCCCGGCGGACAACGACGTGGTCCTGCGGCATCCAACGATCGTGCTCGGGGAGAACGGGGCGGCGATCGAGCTCTCCATGTACGGCGCGCGGTCGGCGGAGCGGGTCTACGACCCGGCCAACCGCTTCCTGGTCGCCCGGCAGACGTTCCAGCGGGCCCAGTGGGCGGGATCGCTGCGGGCCCGGGCCCCGTTCATGGCGGCCGTGCTTCGCGTGGCGAGCCTGAACGACCGCCTGGTGTTGGAGACCTTCGAGGCGGACATCACAACGGCGGCCAAGAGCCTGGCCGGAGAGCGGGTCGCCAAGCCGGCGGCGCACGATCCCTGTGTCCCCCCGCGAAACGCCACGGTTCCGACCGCTCCGGCGCCGGTGGCGCCCAGTCCCCCAGCGCCGCCCCCGCCTCCGCCTCCACCTCCGCCGCCCCCTCCGCCCCCGCCCCCGCCGCCCGTGCCGGTGCCGACCTACGCCAACAACGACTTCGTCGACACGTTCTTCTGGTCCGAAGGCGGCGACGCGGACACGAACATCGCGCTCTTCACGCCGGCGGGATCGGATCACCCCGACAACTGGTTCCCCCACGTCCCGCCGCCGTTCGTGCCCGAGCCGGTCGCCGGACGACTCAACACCAACGTCCCCGATGGCCCCGCCAATCCCGGCGGCCACTCCGTGCCCCAAGCCGGCCCGCGCGACACGGGACCGACCATCGATTCCGCTCCCAATGTCATCACCGAGAACTAGGAGCCCGCCATGGCCAATCTCAAGACGTTCACTCGCATCAAGCGCACGTCCAACCTGCACGGCACGACCAATGCCTGCGTCGCCAAGGTCACTGCGCCGTCCAACCGGCCGGTGTGGGTGTGGGTCAGCATCTACGGCTGGGACATCAGCAACGCCGAATCGACCCGGTGGGCACTGCGCACGGGAACCACGGGCGGCACCTACGACAGCACTGGCGTGACGGGACCGAACAAGCAGAACGAGATGGAGACTTCCACGCCTCAGGTGACGGTGCAGAACTGCTCCGTCAACGCCAACAACGACGGCGTCGTGGTGGACTCGGTCATCATGGGTTCGGGCCGCTCCGTGAGCTTCCAGCCCGTGCTGGTCAAGGGCGGCGGAACGCTGCACATCTTCGCGGAGGACGCGGCGACCGTCGCCAACGACTACGACGTCTGCATCAAGACCGAGGAGTAGCCCTTGCCGCTCGACCGCCGCATCCCAGCCCCGATCAACAAGCGCCCCGCCTCCATGGCGGACGTGCTGTTGTTCGCGGCGGAGGCGAGCAAGGTCATCGGCCAACCGGCGCTCAAGGCCAGCATCACCTGGGGCGAGCTTGTCGATGGCGTGGACCGCACGGCGACGATCCAGGTCCGCAACACGGCCGGCGAGGCGTGCTCGGGGACGTTCCTCGTGGTGGTCTGGATGGCGCTGGTTGCGCCGGGGCAGCCGGACGGCAACTGGCTCATCAACGAGTCGCGGGGCTCGCGGGTGTCGGATCTGGCGGACCTGTGCTTCCTGTGCATCACGGACACGTCCGGGGTGCTGGCGATCCGGGCGGAGAGCTTGTCGGCGGGTCAGTCAGGGGCGATGCACGCGGCGGTGCTGGGCCCGGTGGACGCGGCAACGACGGTGATTTAGGAGGGCTTGGTCATGTCGGCACTTCCCATTGCACTCGGCATCGGCGCGGCGGGCTCCCTGCTGGGCGGCCTGTTCGGGTCCAGCGGCGCGAGCAAGCAGGCCGCGGCGGAGCTCCAGTCGGGGCGCGAGTCGCGGACCTTCGCGCTGGACCAGTTCGGCAGGGGCCAATTGGGCCAGCTCGCGGCGTACTACGGGAGCAGCGCCCCGGACATCGCCAAGGCGTTCCTGTCGCGCGAGCAGTACGACCAGCTCGTCGGGGTGCCCGCCAAGGCGGCCAACTTCTCGCCCGAGGAGCAGCGGCGCGTGGCGGAGATTCAGGCGAAGCTCAAGCTCCCCACGGCGACGACCAGCCGCAACCCCTTCACGCGGGCGGTCGCCGCGTCCAGGGGCGGGCAGACGGTCACGGCGCAGGAGCGGGCGGCGCTGCAGGCGGAGCTCGACGCCCTCATGGCCAAGTCGGGCGGGAGCCCGGGCAAGGCCGGGAGCATGGACACGGAGGCGATCAAGGCCCTGGGGCCTGGTCTCATCGCCCAGTATTCCGACCTGGCCAAGAGTCAGCAGGGGATCAACGCGCGGTCCCTGGCGGAGTATGACCAGGGAACGAGCCGGCTGGGCTCCCTCGCCCGCAACATCGAGACGATGGCGGCGAAGTACGGCAAGGGCCGCGAGCAGACCATCCGGCAGGACTCGCAGGAATCCCTGGACAACTCGAACCGGCTGGCGACGGCGTCGCTGATGTCCCGCGGAATGGGGGCCTCGACGGCGCTCACCGACGCTTACCGGGGGAACGCCCGCACCAACCAGCGGGAGACGCAGTCGGCGCTGGCCGACCTGGGCGATCGTCAGATCGGGCTCCAGACCGGGCTTGCCGGGCAGCGACTGGGGCTCATCTCCGGCCGGCAGTCGGGCCGGGAGGCGCTGCAGTCGGGCCAGCAGAACCAGAACCTGTCGATGCAGCAGGGGGTCCTGAACCTCAAGAACCAGTCGCTGACGGGCTCGGTGATGAACCCCTGGCTGGGTCAGAACGTCACCAGCTACTTCCCGTCGGCGAGCCCGAGCGGGGCGGCGCAGAGCACGCTGGGCGGAGCGCTGGGCGGGCTGGGCTCCGTCGGGCTGGGCTACGGGCTCATGGGCCTGCTCTCCGGCGGCGGCGCTGGAGGCGGGGTGAACACGGGCCTCAACCAGCTCGGGGGCAATCCATTCGCGATGTATGGAAACATGCAGCCCGGCTGAGGAGAATGACCATGGCGGCCGAGTATTCACTGTGGTGGTTCCTGGAGCACGTCCGCGACGGCGCCCGCCGCGTCTTCGGCTCGCTGGCCGTCCCTGCCGGCAACCTCACCAGCACGGGCGACGTCTTCAAGCCCGACGAAGTGCTGTCGGTCCCCGCCGGCGCCAAGACCAACCTGTGGACCTATGAGGCGACGAACCAGGGGGACACGGACTCCCTCAATGAGTTCGGCTGCGCGATCATCTCCGTCGATCAGGCTTCGGAGGGCGGGGTCTACCTCAACGCCCTGGTGGGCAAGAAGAACGCGACCACGAACCTGCCCGACACGCTGGCGACCAACGGGCGCTGGCAGCAGCTCGGATGGATTCCCTGCGGCGGCGTCTACGTCATCCCCTCGATGATTGCGCAGTGGACGCCCAACGACGGCACCGACCAGGACAGCGAGTACCCCGCCATCTCGGACGACGCCGACGCGGTCGAGGGACGCATTTATCGCCTGTCGGTCTCCAACCCCGGAACGGAAGCCGTGACGGTCCGCACCCTGCTTGTGTAGGAGCGCCGCCATGGCATTTTGGGACGATTTCAAGTTCTACGACTACACCTTCTTCCAGTCCAAGCCGGCGGCGGGGCCCGGGAAGACGGCGACGGTCTACGACAGGGTCGCGCGCGGATTGCTCCCGGGATTCAGCCCCATCCAAGCCGAGTCGAGGGCGTGGTGGAACAGTCCCAGCACTCCAAACACCTACTCCAAGGCCAACTGCCAGGCGTGGGCGGAAACGCTGAACGAGGACATCCCGGTCGTGCTGGACACCGAGGGGCTGTTGGGAGGCTACTCGGACGCCGAAATCGACCAGGTGAACCGACTTGTGGCCGACATCAAGGCGGTCAAGAAGCGGGCGCAGATCGGGTGTTACAACGCGCTCCCGCGTAAGTCAGGCGCGTGGTTGTGGGCGGTCTATGGCGAGGGCGGGCAAGGTCAGAGCCTGTACACCGACTACCTCACGACGAACGCGAGACTGCGTCGCAAGCCCAGCCGGACGATCAACAAGCTCTCGCTTCTGGTGGACTTCATTGTGCCGGATATGTACCTCGCGCTCCCGGGCGAGTGGGGTTTGGGCTTGAACACTGCGTATAGGTCGGGGTGGCGGAAGTGGACTCAGCGGTTCGTGCAGGGCCATGTGGCCGAAGCCAGGAAGTTCGGGAAGCCGGTCTATCCCGCGGCATGGTTCGAGATTCATGGGGGCGGGAGCGACGGCGACCTGTGGGGCGAGATTGTTCCCGACGACGTGATCGACACGTTCATGGGATCGCTCAAGACGTGCGCCGACGGAGTCATGTTGTGGGGCGGGTTCCACTTCACGAAGCCGGCAATCCCGGCATCACAAGGCGGCGAAGAGACTGGAGCGCCCGCGACGTGGTCTTCTCAGTCTGGTTGGTGGGATAGGGTGCAGGTGTACGTCTAACAGGAGGCGCCGCGATGAGCCAGCTCGGGCTCGGACAACTGATGCAGCAGGGGATGGTGCAGGGCGCCGGGCTGTACACCCAGGGGCAGGAGCTTGGGCTCGCCCGCCAGCGGCAGGCCATGCAGGAGCAGCAACTCGCTCAGGAACTGGCCGACCGGCGCCAGCGGGCGGAGATGCTGCTCCGCCAGGAAGAGGCGAACCGGGCCCTCTCCCGCGCTCTGCTCGCGCCGCCGACCATCGGGCCGGACGGGCAGGAGGTCCCGCTCGACCAGGTCATCCGACCTGAGGACTTCGCCGATGCTCACCCCGAGATTCAGCGGATGGTGTCGCGCCCGATGCAGGATCGCGCCGAGCACGCGCAGGCCGTGGCACGGGGTCAGGCGTCGTATCAGGCAGTCAAGAAGGCTGGCCTGGCCAAGATGCTGCCGCCCAAGCTGTATGACGAGTGGATGAATCTGGGCATCCAGATCGACCCCGCCGACCTGCCTCCAGAAATCGCGGCCCGACAGACTGACCAGCAGGAAGGTGGTCGGGTGGCGATGATAAACGTGATGACGATTAGCAAACCCACCGACGGCGTCGGTCCGCCCGCGGTGGACATGGCGGCTCGCCAGGCGCTGGAGTCGATGCCGGCGGAAGGCGTGCGGATCATGTACGAGCAATGGAAGCAGAACCAGGAACGCGAGTACAAGGCCCGGCTGTTGCAGCAGCAGGTCGGGCAACTGGAATCCGCATACCTCGCGCAGGGCGCGGCGCCCACGGTCGCGCACGGCATGGCGGTCGCAGCCGTGCTGAATGCCCCCCTCATGCCGAACCGGGGCGACAGCCAGCAGCGTTTCCAGATGACCGAAGCGATCAAGGACGCGGAGCGCAAGTACACGCTCGCGAAGAGCGCCTACGAGGCCCTGAACAAGACAGAGGTGAATGGGCGTCCGGTGTCGTGGGGGATGTCCCCGCCCACGCCTGCGGAAGTCGAACGCCTCAACCATCCGGCCGTGACCCAGTACGGCGACGGCGTTGCCGACATGAGCGAGGGGGAATACGCGGCGCTGCAGCAGAAGGTGTCGGCCTACCGCCAGATGCAGGAGGCCGAGCGCAACCTGCTCGACGTGGGCGAGCGGGCGAAGTCCATGATGGCCCAGCCCAGCCCCGCCGGCGTGCGTCCAGCTTCCTCGATGGGAGCACCGGCGCCGGGATTCGACCAGGCTGAGACCCAGCCGGCAGCCCCGGCCCAGCCCGCTCTGGCACCGGCGCAGCAGGGGGCGCCTGACCCCGCCCAGGCCGCGGCGATGTTCCAGCAGTTCAAGCAGCAGAACGGGCGCCCGCCGACGCGGGAGGAGTTCCGTGCGATGATGCAGGGGGGCGCTCGATGAGCCGGATGCCGACGGACGGAATCGACGCCCTGTATGACCAGCTCGCGGGCGGACAGGCAGCCGCCGACCCCGTGGATGCGCTGTACGACCAGATCGCCGGGCCCCAGGCGGCCCCGTCCCGCGGTCTTCTCGGGCGGGCGGAGGACACGGCGGCATCGTTCACGGCGGGGCTTGCGGGCGGGATTCCCCAGGCGGTGGGGCAGTTCGCCCGGCTCGGGCAGGCAACCCAGTACGCGGCGGCCAATCCCCTGCGGACGGGCGCCCTGGCGGCGTCATCGGCAGCCCGGTTCGCCATGGACCCCGCATCGGCCATCGCCGGCACGCCCTCGATGGCGCAGCAGGTCGGCCAGTACATGAACTCCGCGGCCGACGCGATCCCGCGGATGCCATTGACGGCGTCCCAGCAGCTTGTGGCGCAGGGCGCGGGCGGCATTGCGGACACTGCGGGCTTGGTGGGTCGGTCCGCGCTGAGTGTGGCGCCCGCGGCGGCTTCGGTTCCGTTCTCGCCCGAGTCGATCGCCATGAACGTCGGGCAAACCCTGCCGATGCAGGCGGCGTCGATGGGGGCGGCGGCCCTTGGTGGTCAACCGGGCGCGTTCGCGTCGTCGATGCTGTTCGAGTCCGCGTCGATCGTGGACGAGTCGTACAACCGGCTCAAGGAAGCCAACCCCAAGATGACCGACCAGGACGCCCTGGAGCGGGCGTTTCTGCCCAGCGTGCTCGCGGCAATCCCCGCGGCGGCGCTCGATGCTGGCACGGGTGGCGAAGCGGCGGTCGCCCGCGGAGTCAAGAAGCAGGCCGAGTCCGCGGCGAAGTCCCTGGCGCGTCGCGTGCTGGCGTCCGGCAAGGAGATTGGTCGGTCGGCGATCGAGGAAGCACTGACCGAGCCGATTCAGGGTCTCATCGAGGATGTCGGGTCGGCGGTGGCGCAGCCGTCCACGGCGCAGATGCAGCCGGGCGACGTTCACGCGATGCTGGTGAAGCGCGGGACGGAGGCCCTGGTCGGCGGTCTCATGGGCGGCGTGGGCGCGGCCACGGTGGCGATCCCCAACGCGGCGCAGGAGCCGATGGCTCCGGCGGTTGCTCCCCAACAGGCCCCGCAGGTCGCGGCGCCGCAGCCGGTCCAGGCACCCGCCCAGCCCGTCGATCCTCGCGTCGAGGCCGTGCAGCAGTCGGCCGCGGATCGCCTGGCGGGCAAGCAGGCGCCGGCGACTCCGGAGCCGGGCGAGCTGTTGAGGTCGCTGGGTGTGGAGCGCCAGCCCGATCAGGCGGCGCTGGAGCAGCAGCAGCCTCCCGCGGGACGCCAGGCGTCCACGCTTGCCGATCTGCTTCGGGACGAGACGATCAAGCCCGAAACGCGCAAGTCGCTGGCCGATCGGTACGCCGCGGGGGAGATCACGCGGGACGAGCTGGCGGCCATGCTCGAAGCTCAAATCGAGGCCAGCCCCGAGGAGAAGGTCCGCCGCGAGTTTGAGGCCATGGCGGCAAAGGGGTCAGAGTCGGCCCCGCCGGCGGCGGCGCCAGTCGCGGAAGCGATCCAGCAGGAAGGCCAGCCCGCGGCACAGGGCGTGCAGCAGGGCGCCGGGCCAGTTGAGTCCGTTGGGGTTCAAGCCGCAGACGCTATCCCGCCCGTGGAGGTGCCGAATGGAGCTGCACGTCCTACCCAGGAAGTCCGGCGAGTGGATGGTGGTGATGGTGGGGGACAGCCTGCCCCTTCGGTGCGAGATGGAGGACCGTCCGTACCGGATGTCGTCGGCGAGGTTCGCCCGGTGGAGCAGGGCGTACGACGCGTGGTACAGCCGGACGGGGCATCGGCTGGCGCACAGCCCGGAGATGTGGCAGACGGACGGGCTTCGGCTGGGTCGGTAGTAACTGGAAACTGGTTCGATCGAGTGCAGAAGACCCAGCGCGACACGGACCGCCGAATCAAAGAAGCTCCGAGGTCGGGTCTGCTTTCACTAGACACTGCCATTCCAAACGTTCCAAAGGGCAAGGTCATTACTTCGCTGCGGGACGGCAGCACGGGGACCATCGTCCGGGTTCTGAGCGACGGGTCTGTGGGAGTTCGCTGGCACGACAACGAATCTGCACAGCAAAACAGCGCTGGCTACGGAGGCAAAGAAAACTACATTTCACCCGAGCTTCAAAGCGAGTGGGTAGTTGCGAGTCAGGCGGAGGTGCAGCAGGCATTTCCTGAACTGGCGCCTTCGTCGCCACCAGAGACCAAGATCACAACTCGCACCATCGAACTGAACCAGCCCGCGGCCGAAGTCCCCGCCCCGCGGGAGACGGCGGGCAATGTCGTGCCCCAGCGCCGGGGGGCGGAGTCCGGTGCGCTGAAGTCCCAGGAGCCGACCAATGAAGTACGGCAAGAAGAAGGGCAAGGGCAAGGGCGGAAAGAGCTGCTAAAGCCGCCACCCGAGAAAATGCCTGAGAACGCCCCCGCGCCCGCGGCGGGGGAATCCTTCCCCGCATTCCGCGGTTGGCGGTGGCGAAAGACAGCGGGCAACGCCGGAGCGATGGTGCCCAACGTTCCTGGGCAGAAGTTCACTCAGGCCGAAATCGACACGCTCAAAAACTGGGCGACCAGCCGCGGTCTCACGGTCAACGTCGCATCCCCAACGCAGGTGCGGGTCATCGGTCCAGCCAACCAGTCGCTGTCGTTGGCCAGGTACGGAGCACAGGGAGTCAAGGAGGATGCGTCGAGGGCGAGGCGGGCGGAAGCGGCTCGGGCGCAACAGGAACAGGCTGCCTCCCGCGAGGCGGAGGCCAACAGCGCCGAGTCGTCGGCGTGGGTGGAAGAGACCTTCGGCAAGGGCAACATCAACCCGTACAACCGAATCCAGCTCTCGCAGTTTGTGGAAGGCAAGAGCAACGAGCGCAGGTTCTTGACGACTTCGCGGTGGGAAGATGGGCTACGCAAGATCGGAGCCCTGGACGCCGAAGGCAACGTGAACTGGGAGCGCGTTCGCGAGGCTTACCAGTCGAGCCGGGCGCCGGTCGAATCCGCGCCTGCGACATCTTCGACGCCCGCGGCGGGGGCCTTGTCCAAGCCCCAGGTGTCGTTCCGGTCGATGCCCCCCTATGCCGTGCGCAAGACCCTTAAGGACGCGGGGTTTGCGTTCGACAAGGAGTCTCGCGCGTGGATCGGGCCCGACACCGACGAGGCCCGCAAGGTGGCCGCCGAGGTCGAGGCCGGCCGGAAGTCGGCCGTCGCCAACAAGCCCGCACAGGAACCGGCAAAGCAGGGAGATACCGCGGCGGCGCCGGAGCAGCCGGCCAAGCCGACGAAGAAGTACACCGACACCCTGCGGGCTGTCGCCCAGTCCAAGCGCGAGAAGGCCGAGGAGAAGCTGAACCGCGACCGGCTGACCAACACCGCACGCCGGGCCCGCATGGCCGACTCGGTCGAGAACGATGCCCGCCGCGAGATTGCGGTAGCCAAGCTGGCGGAGAAGGTCGCCGACGCCGTGGACGCCGGCGAAGCCCCGGAGCTGCGGAACATCCGCGCTATTGCGGAGATCGAGGATCTACTGAGCATCGCGCGGCGAGCCAAGTACGACTACGCCCGGTCGTTGTCTGAGGCGGACCGTGAACGTCGGTATCCGGGCTGGCAACGCGCCGGGTCCTCAGACGCGGCTCAGATGATCCCGATTACGGATGCGCTCGGGTACCTCTCCGGCGCCGCGCAGCCATCCGTTCACACCGCCAACTACCGCGGGTTCATCGAGAAGGTCGGCACGCTGCCCAAGAGCAAGCAGGCGGTCGCGGAGCTGCGGCGCTGGATGGGTGACGCTGAGAGCCGCACGTACATCTCGGCATCCAACTACGACACCATCGTGAAGTGGGCGTCAAAGCTGTCGACGCGGGACGCTTCCATAGTGATGGACGCGGCTAAGGACTTCGCCCGTCGCCGCCGCATCACCAACGACGGGGAAATCAACCTTGACCGGATCATCGAGCGGCTGGAAATGCTGCGCTCCGGAGTCAAGGCCCCGACGGTTGACAAGGTGACGCAGCTCGAGCGTGCCCTCGCAGGACAGGGCGGGGTGGGCATCGACTTCTTCCCGACGCCCCCGGACCTGGCTCGCCGACTGGTCGAGATGGCTGGAGTCGAATCGGGCATGAAGGTTCTGGAGCCCAGCGCGGGCAACGGCCACATCGCGGACGCGATCAAGGCTGCCGGCGTCACGCCCGACGTCGTCGAGGTTTCGAGCACGCTGCGCGAGATTCTGAATGCGAAGGGCTACGAACCCGTCGCGGGCGACTTCCTGGAGTACAACCCAGGCCCGGTCTACGACCGCATCGTGATGAACCCGCCGTTCAGCGACCGGCTGGACGTGGCGCACGTGACCCACGCGATGAAGCTGTTGAAGCCCGGCGGCCGGATCGTGGCCATCGTGGGTGAGGGTCCGTTCTTCGGGACGGACAAGAAGGCCCAGCAGTTCCGGTCATGGCTGGACGGGCTCGACGCGACGTCTGAGAAGCTGCCGTCGGGCACGTTTATGGAGGACCAGAAGGGCCTGCCGACCACCCAGGTCGCATCCCGCATCGTCACGATCGACAAGCCGGCGGAGACGAAGCAGACCCCGCCCCCCCAGGTGTCCGAGCTGCGGGAACGCCGAGCGCTCCGGTTCAACGGCGAGCGATGGCAGTATCGAGTGTCGCCGACGTCCGGCTGGACGTCCGCCCTGAGCAAAGACGCCGCGATTGAGGCGGCGACCAGGTCGCTTCAAGACCAGGCTGTCCCGAAGTTCCCAACCGCAGCTTCTCGGCTTCGCGACGGCCTTGGCCCCATCGACGCCTCAGAAATCGAAAGCGAGTGGAACAACGTTGTTCGCCAGGTAGAGAACGAACGCGAAGACTCCGTCGTCCGGCGCGCCAATGCCGCCGCGGCCGCGCTGGACGGCTTGCCGGCAAAGTTCCGGGATCGCATCGCTGGCGAGTTCCGGGATCAGTACCCGCACATCGTCGAGTACATGACGTCGCGCAAGATGACGCCGATCGACGTCGCCGCCAGCTTGCAGAACAACCAGCCCTCCCAGGAGCCCGCAAATGCCCCCGAACCCCAGCCCGAGCAGCCAGCCCCCGAGCCGACCGCCAGCACTCCGATGGAGGGGCCAGAAGGGCTTGGCAGCGATCCCACCGACCATGGTGCTGTCACATGGGACTCAGCAGCAAATGCCTTGGAGTCCGAGCGCGAAGTCATCGCCAAGCTCAAAGCCGAAGAAGAACGGCTGAACGCACTGCCCGACTCTCAGGGGTGGCAGACGCCAACGGCGGTCGAGCTCCGAAAGACGCGCGAAGAACTCCGCACCCGCGAGAATGGACTGCGGGCTCTGGAAAAAGCCGTTGAAGCCGTCGCCAAGCTCAAGGAGGCAATCGGCGACGGGCAGATTCCAAACCAAGAGCGTGCCGTCGAGATTCACCTGGCTTGGCGTCGCGCCTCGGTTGGACTGGGCATCGTGCCCAGCGCCGCGCTGCGCACCATCCGCCGGGCGGAGCGCATGCTGCTCGAACAGGTGGATGTTGGCGCCGAGCCCGGCACGACGATGTACGTGTGGTCGGATGCCCTCAAAGGAGAAGGCAAGGCCGACCGCGTCAAGCTGGCAAAGTCGTTCGCGGAGAAGATGAAGAAGGAGGGCGAAGCGTCCCGCCGCGAGATGGCCCGCATCGACAAGCGCGGCGCCATGGTGACGCCGGCGGGCAAGGTGGTCGCGCGACCCGACCCGTCGCCCACGGTGACGGACCCCGACAAGAAGCCCACCGTCAAGGCGTTCAAGACCGATGCCGAGCGAATCGGCGGCATCTCTGTCGCCACGGCACGGGAGACTTCGCGGTACGCGATCAACGGCGTCAATGTGTCCAAGGGCGGGACGGAGGTCGCTGCGACGGACGGAAGGCGACTGCTCGTACATAACCGGCCCGAGGGGTTCGGGGTTGAGGACGGGCTCTACCTGGACGAAGACGGCAACGACGTCGGCAAGGGCGTGCTCAAGAACAAGTCCAAGGAGGGCACGTTTCCGCCGTACGCCGACATCATCCCCAACTACGACAGCAGCCACGCAGTCGGCCGATTCGACCCGGTCGAAATTGCGAGCATGGCTCGCCGTGCTGCCGTGATGACCAGCGAGGAGGCGCGGGGCATCCTGTTCATGGTTGGCCGAGAAGATTCGAAGGTGGTGCCGGGTATGTTTGCCCGGTCTGAGGTTGGCGAGACCTGGATCGGCCGCGGCCGGGCCGAGGCGGTGTTTGGAATCAACCCAGAGTTCCTGATCGACGCGATGCAGTGGCACGCCAAGAACGGCAGCGAGACGGTCGACATCTACTCGGGTGGTCCGGCCAAGCCAATCGTCATCGTGGGCGCCGACGGCACGGTGTCGGTCATCATGCCGATCACACTTGAGGCTGGCGAAACGATCAAGAGTGCCACGGATCCGAACGCAAAGGTCGCCGATCGTGAGTTCCGGGCCTCTCAGGTCAACGACCAAGCGCTTGAGGACATTCGCAAGCGCATGTCCAGCAAGCCCGAAGCGCCCAAGTCCACGGGCAAGGGCACGAAGGGCAACCCCAAGAAGCGTGGTTTCTCGGAGATGGCGGACGCCGCGGCGGCCACGCTGGACCGGGTCGCCGAGTCGGCCCGCGAGCGGATGCGCCAGCGAGAGGCGCAGGGCGTCCGGCTCTACTCCAACCCCTTCCTGGCGCCGGAGTTCTACAGCGACATGCGGGACATCGCCCTCGTCGCCGCGGCGGAAGCGTTCAAGGCGGGCATCAAGGGCGGACGGAAGCTCACCGCCATCGTCGAGAAGGCGATTGCTACCCACCGGCCCGCGCTGCAGGAGCGGGCCGCAGAGGTCCGCCAGGTGGCGGCCAAGATGCTCCGGGCGGCGAACGGAGATCCTGACCGATTCGAGCAGGTCGCCAATACCGTCGTCAACCAGCCCCCCCGCACGCGGGCGGAGGCGCGGGCGGCGCGGAAGGCCAAGGTTGAGGCCCGCCAGGCCGCGGCGAACGCCAAGCCCCCCGCCGAGGCCCCGACCGTGACGGCGACGACCGCCATGAAGGCGTCGCTCAAGGCGGCGGAGAAGGCGGCCAACAAGGTGCAGCGCCAGGCGGCGGCGGTCATCAAGAGCACCATCGTCCGGTCCTACCGCAACGGCGTCGAGGCGGGGGTCGCCCGTGCCAAAGCGCAGTTCATGCCGATGGTGCGGTCGCTGCGCGAGGCGGCGAAGCGCAATCGGGCGATGAGCGGGATCGAGATGCGGGGCGTTGCCGATGCCGCGGCGGCCAAGCAGGCGGAGGTCGATGCGATCCGCACCACCATCCGCAAGCTGGCGCAGGACCTTCCCCCGGGCATCCGCGGAAAGTTCCTGACGGCGGTGGAGCAGGGGACCACGCCCCTCAAGCTCGCCCGCGCCGTGCGAGACATGCACCGGGCCCTGTCCCGGTGGGAGGCGACCCAGTTCGCCCGCCGGATCGGGAAGTGGACCACCAAGAAGCGGCTCGCCCGGCTGGACAACGCCCGGCGCCGGGCCGTGCGCATGATGGCGGCGGTCGCCGGGACGGACTGGGCAACCGTCAAAGCCAAGGGGACCGACGCGAACGCCATGCGGGCCGCGGCGGATCGGCTGCGGGACACCTACGAGGCGATCCGGCAGCAGTACGCGGAGCACTACGCCGAGAACAAGCGAATCAAGGCCCTGCGCGAGCAGACCGCGAAGGAAGCCGCGGAAGAGGCGGCGGACAACATCATGCGGGCCAAGAAGCCCATGCCGGCCCCGGAGGGCCGCAAGGACGTCAGGACCCACCCCATGGTGCGGCTGGCCCAGGGGGCGATGGACCTGCTGAACGCGCTGCAGTCGGTCGAGGGCAAGTTCGACGGTTCGGGCGTGCTCGAGCGCGTCGTCTATCAGCCGATGCTGCGGGCCGAGGACAAGTTCTTTTCGGAGCTCCGCAACCGGACGAAGCAGATCGAGCAGGCGGTACGGCGTGCCGGGTTCGGCGGGCTGCGCCAGGCGTTCGAGGCCCTGTCCCCGATGGGGGGCAAGGCGGCGGAGCGGACGATCGACGTCGTGCTCGGGGGCAAGACCCAGACCATCTCGCTCGGGCAGGCAATCAGCCTGGCGGCGATCGACTCCCAGACCGAGGAGCTGATCGACGCGGGGATGAAGGTGCAGATGCGCGATGGGCGATTCCGCGAACCGATCGTGGTGACGATGAAGGAGGTCCAGGCGATCCGCCAGCGGCTGGCCAGCACGGAACCCAAGCTGCTGCGCATGGTGTCCGAGTTGAAGGGGATCATGGAGGAGATGCGGCCGGGCGTGTTCCGCGTGCATCGCATCCTCAAGGGCTTCGAGCCCGAGATCGTGCCCGACCGTTGGCCCCGCGTGCGCAACCTCTCCGCCGGCGAAAAGACCCAGGCGCTTCCGGAATCCTCTCACGAGCTGGTGAACCGCGTACTGGAAAACAGCGGGTTCCTCAAGGAACGCACGGGGGGGACCGACGCTCCGATGCTGGTCGATCACGTCCTCAACGTCATCTTCGACCAGGTCGAGCAGTCCTCGAAGGTGATGCACCTAGCGATCCCCGTGCGGGACGCCGCGGGCGTGCTGCTGGACAGCCGGGTCCGCGTGGCGGTCTCCGATCGCTGGGGCGGCGACCTGTACACCAAGCTCAAGCAGATGCTCATGGCGGCCAGCCGGGCGAATCAGGTGCTCAACACCAAGGGCGCCCGCACGGTGCACGCGATCAACTCCGCCCTGGCGATCCGGTATCTGGCGACCAACGTCGGCACCTACGGCCGGCAGGTGGCGGGCGCCGCCCGGCTGATTCCCTACTTCTCCGCCAAGGACTGGGCGCACGGCGTCGCGAACGCCCACAAGGTCAGCGTCGAGGACATGGCCAACAAGAGCGGGTACTTCTGGGACCGCTACATCGGAAACGCCGCGGGGCGCATGAGCGCCGTGATGAGCGACGAGGCCGCAGACCGCACGCAGCCGGCGGCAATCGCGGCCCAGCGGCTGGCCCTGCGGAACCTGATGAAGCGAGACCTGCACGCCGCGTACCGCGCCCAGCTCAACGTGGGGCGGGCGATCCTCCAGACGGTCAACTTTTTCGATGGGCTGGTGGCTCGCACGGCGTGGGCGGCGGCGGAGAACCAGGCCCGTCGCGAGCACCCCGAATGGAGCGACGCCAAGCGGAATCGGTGGGTGGCGGACCGGGCGGCCGAAGTCATCCGCGACACGCAGAACGGCTCGAGCCCGATGGACCTGGCGATCAACGCGGCGCTGAACCGGGATAGCGGCATGGCGGCGTGGTTCCTGTTCACCAGCGACATGTACAAGGCCCGCAACCGGATCGCCCGCGCGTTCAAGCGGTCGGCGGAGGACGGCATGAAGATGGTCGCGGCGGAGGCGGCCAGCATCGTCATCGGCACGGCGCTCGCGCGGGCGGCGGGGTGGGGTGCGGGTCGGCTCATCGCGTCGGCGTTCGGGGCGGACGACAAGGACAAGCGCAAGATCGACGAGTATTACTGGATGCCCGAGCGGATGGCGTGGGACGTCGCGAAGCAGATCGTGCCGATCACCCGGCCCCTGGGTCCGATTCTTGGGCAGCCCATGGTGGACATCATGCAGGGCGCCCACGGCGGAGGCTTCACCCCGCCGGCGCTTGAGGCGATCAACCAGATTTACCAGTCCGTCGCCAACGCCGCGAACGCGGCCAAGAAGGGCGACGCAGAGAAGTTCATCAAGCGGCTGGGGAAGGTGGTCTACGAGGTCGGGAGCACGGCGGGGCTCAACCCGTTCGGATGGCTGCTCGACAAGGTCATGCGCGAGATCCAGAAGGACAGTCCCCCGAGCGGCCGGATGGGCGGGCTCAAGGGCCGCCTCTGAGCTACCCGAGTCGCTTGCGCATCTGGCGCTCAATGTGCAGGCCGACAAGGATTTCCAGGAACGGCAAGATGAAGCAGGCGATGGCGATTCGGTATCCGCACAGGGGCCAGAACGCCAGCCCGAACGCCCACGGCAGGCCGAAGTGGAGCAGGATCGCCCGTCGCTCGGATTGGTCGCCCAGCAGACGGCGCAGGTGGAGCATGGCGACACGGTAACCAGACGCCCGGCGAATGCAACGGGGTCCGAAACCCGAACCGACCCCGGCACTTGCACGAACCGACTGCCCGGGGTATGGTTGGGTGAGTTCCACGCATGGCCCGCGCGGGTTAATCCCCTCTCGTGCGGTCCATTTGGCGGGTTGGCGCAGTTGGTAGCGCGGCTGGCTCATAACCAGCAGGCCGCAGGTTCGAGTCCTGCACCCGCTATTCGATGAGCAGGTCGCGCCACAACAAGAGCGGGAAGGTTTCTCCCCCGCACAGCTACTACTTTGAGTTGCAGGGCAAGCGCCCGCGCGAGTGGGGTGGCTACGGTGGGCAGTACGGCGCTCGTTGGACGAAGACGCACACCCACCGGCTGGAGCGCCGGGCGGGCAAGCAGGAAACGCGGGGCGATTCGTGAGCCGCTACAAGGTCGAAAAGGATGGCCCCGGCATATGGCGGCTGCGAGACACTGAGGCCGCATCGGAGGCTGCTCGCGTGCCCCTCTACAGCAACGTGTTCGAAAGGCTTGAGCGGCTTGCCAAGCTGATGAACGACCAGGGGACGGCCGGCCAGCGGAGCTGCATCGAGTTTTACCCTGGGCGTCAGGTAACGCGCAACGGGCAGCCGTTCACGGAACTGCCCCAGTTCGAGCCGGCACGCGAAACTGTGTACGAGGGCGAACCGTCGTTGCAGCGACGTGCGCTCGAAAACATGTATGAGTGGCGGTACGAAGTCCCGCCGAGCTTTATCCCAGCCGACAAGATTCAAGTCTTGGGCTGATCCGATCGTCGCCGTGCGGCGGTGTCCAATCCCGGCGTGTGCCCGGCTGGACTTCCGCCGCGCCAGCCGCGAGCCGGGTATTATCTCACCAGTGGCATGAGGGCGACCCCGCCGGAGGGTCGCCAGTGGCACGTCCCCACATCGACAGGCTCATCACCCCGACCGGCGTGGCCATCTGCCCGTGGTCGCTCACTGATCCCATCTCGATCAGCGGCACCCCCGCCGAAACGCCCTGGAACGCGAACGCGCTGACGCACCTGGCGCCCTCAAGCGCCGGCATCGGCACGGACCCCCAGGAGACGTTTGTCATCGACGGGCCCGGCAAGTTCGTCCACGGGGGCAAGCTGGCCAACTCGTTCGCCCACCAGTTCATGTTCCTGGGCTACCACACCAGCGCCATCACGGGCAAGACTGGCGTGTACCGGGCCTGGCTGGCCAGCGAGCTCCGGGTGAAGCAGGCGCTCTCTGGCGACGCCAACTGGTGTGAGTGGCTGGCCCGGCCCGCGTTCGAGATCACTGTGACGGCCAACACGCCCCAGGTGCTCTCGACGTCGGGCTCGCGCATTCTCCCCGCCACCGGAGAGACCGCATTCTGCGACGTCATCGCGCTGGGCTCTAGCTACCTCCCATCCGGCGCCGTGCGGGTCATGGGCGACGTCGGCGTTCCTGCGGTGCTCGAAGTCGAGACCGGGGGCGCTGATTACATCCTCTGGACCACCAAGACCGGCAACGACTTCTCGTCCATGCGCATCGCTCGCAAGGCCCGCTGAACCGTTCCGACCGCACTCCCATAGCCACCCCCGACGGATTTGCCGCCATGAAGCTTCCCGCCGTCTGTCGCTCGGTCCTGCTGTTCCTGATCGCCCTGGTCTCGCTCGCGCCCGCGGCGCCGGCGCAGAGTCAGTACCTGCAAAACCCGGCATTCGCCAACGCGGTCGATGCCTCGCTCTACATCGCTCCGACCGCGGCGGCGCCGGCGCTCGCAATCGCGCAGGCCAACGCCTCTCGGCTCCAGCAGCTTCTGAACACCTACGCCACGGTCTACTTCTCCAAGCCCGGCGAGTACTATTTCGGCAGCCCGACCGCCAACAACGAGGGCATCATCATCCCCAGCAACCGGAGGCTCATCATCAGCCCCGGCGCCACGCTGTGGCAGCACGCGAGTTTCTATGGCGGGAGCGTAACCGGCCACGACTACTACGCGCTCTTTCGCTTCGCCGGCAGCACCAAGACCACCAACGTCTACATCGGGGGCGGGGGCCGGATCGGGCGCGACACGCCGGCGGGCGCCGACGACTGTCACCTGGTCCGCTTTGCCAACTACGACAACCTCACCCTGGAGAACATCACGTTCTACCGCAAGGGCGCCACCGGGAAGTACTGCTTCTACTCGAGCTTCGGCAAGAACCTGGTCATCCGCAACTGCCGCGCCATCGGCGACATGAACGAGATGCTCGCGAGCCCGGCCGTGGACTCGCTGGGATACGCCTGCAAGAGCGACGGGTTCCACCTCTCCGGCTTCCACGACGGCGTGCGGATGGAGACCTCGGGGAGCTCGGGGGACAACCTCAACGCCTTCCTCTCGGATGAGGGGGCGGACTACTCCCAGTACTGGGGCCAGTACGACCGCAAGGGGAGCATCCGCAACTGCCGCCTGGTCTCCACCTGCGACCGCTCGGCCGAGCCGATCCGCATCGTGGGCCAGAGCTACGACATGGGGATCACGGGCGCGGATTGGACGGCGTCGACCAAGACGATCACCAAGGCCGGGGCCTTCGCGGGCTACTGGCTCCCGGGCTCGATCATCCGGCCCACCGGCACCGGCGTGACGGCGGGCGAGTACCTGGTGCTCGACCAGACCGGGGACGACTCGATCGTCCTCGCCACCAGCCTCGCCGCGGGCAACCTGTCAGGAACGGTCAACATCGACGCGCCGACGCTCGCCGTCACCGGCGCCACGTACACGGCCAGCACGAAGACGATCACCAAGACCTCCGCTTTCTCCGGCGTCGCCGCTGGTGACTGGGTGCGGATCGCGTACACCAACCACTGGGACATCGACGCCCGAGTGGCGAGCTCCACGGCCAACACGATCGTGCTCGTGGACTCGATCAACGCGACCGACATCTCGAGCATCGCGGTCTCCACCGGGCGGACTTTCCAGCCCGTGCTCGACGTCGACGTGGACGGCATGACCGGCTCGCTCAAGGTGGGCGCGCTCTCGATGCTCGCCACCATCGACGACGGCAACCTCAACGGGGCCCGGATCTACCTGCGGGCCAAGAACATCAAGTGCACCCGCGCGGACGCGGCCGTGACGCTGCTCAAGCTCACCGCCAGCGGGCTGCGGGAGATCTCCATCGACGGCGTGGAGGTCCCCGACGACGCCGTGGGCGTGCGCTTTGGCTACTCCGCTGACTGCGACCGCGTGACGCTCTCCAACATCCGCAGCACCCAGACCGCCAACGCCCGGCACCTGTTCCAGTTCGGCAGCGCCCCACGGTCCCTCACCATCGACAACTGCGAGCTGAACTCCGTCGGCGGCACCGCCCACTTCATCGCCATGGGCGGCTACCTGGCGGGCGGGACTGACCTCTTCACCTTCCCCCGGGTCAAGATCAGCAACAGCGTGCGGCGCGGGGATGGCACGGGGAGCTGCATTTACCAGTACGGCTACGGCCCCGCCCAGGTCCTCGACGGCCAGGTCGTCAACTGCACCTTCGAAGGCGCGTACACCCGCTTCCTGGCCGGACCGCCCAACAGCTCGCCCGCGGTGGACAAGCGCTCCACCTGGCAGGTGGACAACTGCCGCTTCGGTGCCAACTCCGGCAGCCTCATCAACGGCCAGATCGACGCCTACTTCACGAACTGGGTGAAGCCTGGCACCTCGACCATGTCGTGGGTCTTGAACGCCGACACCAACCTGCCCACCGCCAGCTTCGCCCCCACCTGGATCACGTACGCGCTCAACGCGGCGGACATCAACGCCGTCGGCACGGGGGCCAACGTCGACATCACCTTTTCGTCCCTGGCGAAGTTCGCCAACGTCCCCACCAAGTTCCGCAACTCCACGGTCCAGGCGGTCCGGCTCGACTGGTCCGCGGCCGTGACGGCCTCCGACGCCCTGGCGGTCAACGCGGCCTTCGGCAACTCCTCCGCCCCGACGCAGATGTTCAGCAGCATCGCCCTCCACTCCGCCGCCGACAGCTACATCTACTACCCGACCGCGGGGCTGACCGCGGCGGGCACGGCCGACCAGGGCTGGATCAACGCAGATTGGCAGCCCACGCTGCGGATCAGCCACACCGCGGGCCAGACCATCACGGCGGGCAAGACGATCAACGTCAGCATTCTGGTCGGGGGCACGATCGGCAGTTACAACTAAGTCCGGGTACATTCACGCAGAACTACCAGGAACCTTCGCCTCTTCCGGTAGGTACATTGGCCCATGCTCCGCCTGGTTGGGAGCGGCGACGGACCGCCGCAGCGTTCCCCGTCGGCATGGACGCTGAGCATCGTTATCACAACACCCGACGGGTCTGTGATGAACTTTTCATCGCAGATTCCGTTGACACAAGGGCTTGCGCATAGTCCAGTGTCACCCATGGCCCCCCCCTATGACCGTGGGCCGCACGGACGCGGGAGCCCCAGAACACGAGACCGAGCCGGTCGGCCGCATCGCCGCGGGTGAGTCCACGCTCACGCGCGAGATTGAGGCGTGGCTCGAATACCTCGCGCGCAATGGCCGCAGCCCGAACACCGTGGCCGCCTGGCGCCGCACGGTGACGAACGGGTGCCGGCTGGCGGGAATCACCCGGCCCGAGGAGATCACGTTCTCGACCATCGAACGCTTGATTGGCGAACAGCGCCAACGCGGCGCGTGGTCCGCGAGCACTGCAAACGGCACGCTCAGCGCGTTCAAGTCCTTCGACCGCTGGAAAAAGCGGGTCCAGGCCAACGACCTCCAAGCCGCGGAGGGCATGCGCGACCTCGAGCCCGGCGACGGTTCGCGGGCGGCGACGACAGACGAGATCCGCACCCACGTGCGCACAGCTCTGTACTGGCAAACGGCCGACGGACGGGCGCGGTCGAATCGTGCCCTCTACGTGCTGGCGCTCGCCCTGGCGGGGTGCCGCGAGGAGGAGCCGGCCCACTGGGATTGGCGGCACGTCGCCTTGGATGAGCCGATCCCGTTCATCGAGTGGCAGCCTTCTTGGCACAAAAACAAGCGGAAGATGCGGGCGGCGCTGGCCCCGGAGCTGGCCGAGAAGTTGCGCGAGATTCCGCCCGAGCAGCGGGTGGGGCCCGTGTTCACGACCAAGCCGCCCAAGGACGTTTTCAGACGTGACGCCGACCGCGCGGAGATCCCGTACACCGACGCGCGGGGTCGGGCGTACACGCCGCACTCGCTTCGGAAGTGGCATCGCACCACGCTGATATCGCTGGGATGCCCTGAATCGCTGGCTGACAAACTCATGCGGCACCACTCGCTGCGCGGGCGGTACACCGACCCCAGCCTTGAGGAACAGGCGTCCTGGCTGGGCAAACTTCCGCGGCTTTGGCCCGAAAACGGAACGGCGCAACCCCCTACGCGCACGGGGGCTAGCAAAAAGGTGGGGGCAAAAGCACAAGAAGCCCTTGCGAAGCCGCATGGGCGTGCCGATACTCAGGGTGCGACTTCGACCATGGCACCCCCAAACCACATCTCGAATCCCCGCCGCGTCCAGCCTTCGGGCCATGGTGTCGAAGTCGCGTTTGACCCCAGTGGCCGCGGCGTGGGTTCGTGCTGTGTTGTTGACGGGAAGCCTTCCGGCTCCCAGCATCTGGCAGATCAGGCGGCCGTTTTCATGGCCGAAGTGAGCGCTTTCGGAGCGCAACCACTGGCGCGCACTTTGGCGGCCTTTGCCGCCGAACTTCGCGCGTTTGCTGAGCTGCTCGATGGTGGTGCTGGCGGGCTCCCGCATGGGAGCTCACATGGATCAGGTCAAGCAGGCTGAATCGGCCAACGAGCCCGCATCGCGGGCGGAAGGCCCGCTGGCGGCGATCGTCAAACTCGCGTGCGAAGCCGCGTGGATCGCGGGCACCAAGCTCGGGTACTCGGCAACGGCCCCTGGCGATTACGAGCGGCGCTCCGCCTGGGGTATGCGGGAAGCGGCCAGCATCAAGCTGATCGAGGCTGAGATCCAGGCGCTCGCCCGCATGTCCGAAGCCGAAGTCAA